TCTTCGTTTTCACTTAATTCTTGTTTAATACGAGTAGTATATTCAATTAATTGATCTACTTCAGATAATTTACGTTTTACTTCACGAATACTTTTATGAAGCATTTCTGCTTTAGTTCTATATTTAACTTCGTTTTTAAATTTATTATACGATACTTCGTTTAATAATTCTTCTTTAATAAGATTATTCAACACTTCTTCTAAAGGATAATCAAATGGTTCTTCACCTGTTATTTTACTACTTTTAATATATTCTATTAAAGATTCAATATTATTAAAATAAGTATATCCTTCTTCTCTTCCTAAATTATCTATTTCTAAAACAAAATATGGTTTATCACCAGATGTAGTTTCTCCACATATTAAAGTCATAAATCCAGAACCATCTGCATAATCAACAGGTATTTGTACTCTGGCTAAATTTTTATTTTTACCTGAATAAACTATTTTAGCTTCTTCAAAAATAGGTTTTATTGCTGATAGTATATTATTTGCAGATTCTTGGTATTTAATATTTTGTTCATTCATTGCTGATTTTTTACCTTTCCAAAGTTCTTTATAATCTAACATTTTAGAATTTTTAGGCATACCTTTAACTGTTTTAAATCCCATTTTTTCAGCGTATTTAGTTGCTTTATTTTTCTTTTGTCCTTTAGGAGCAAAAGCATATGGGGTTTGAATAGGACCTGCTCCAACACCAATAGCGCCAGTAGCTGATTCTTCATTCATACCCATTAATTTTTTATACATAGATAAATCAGATAAGCTTTGACCTTCAGGATTCTTAGCTAAGTTATCTATTTGATCAATAGTTACTTCACCTGAATCAAGTGCTTTTTTTAACCAAGTACCATTTATTATGTTATGTTTATATAAAAATGATTTAGCTTTATCATCATTTCTAGTATAAATATTTAACCAATTATATAATGTATCCCAGTTACTAGATTCATTTTCAAGAACATTTTCTAGTTCTTCTTTAATAATCTGTTTTAATAAAGATACTTTCATCATTTAATAGAATTTAACTCGTTAATTAATTGGTGGTACTGGAGTAAAGAGATGATATTTTCGTCCTTTACGTTTTGATTTTTATTAAGAGGCTGTAGTAAATTAATTACTTCAGTTAATTTAATTTGAGTTGTTTTGTCATCAACACTTTTAACTAGTTCTGTTAATTCTTTAGTAATTAAAGCATACTGAGTGTTAACAAATTCTTTTAATGCTGTTGTGTTGGTAATATTGTTGATGTATTCTTTTAATACTGTTTTTTGCTTATTATTCAGAGTAGAATATTTTTTGTTAAATCTTTCTAGCAATACTCTGTAAGCTAGTAAACGAGTACCTTTATCCATCTTAGCATATTCTTCAAGAATACGGTCTTTAACCTGATCTTTATTTACTTCTTTACGTGTGATATGCTCCAGTAATGTTACTTTATTATCTATAATTTGATTAGGTTCAACAAACTCACTTGAGTTTTGAGCCTCTATTAAATTATACACAGCAGCATACTGTGAGTAGTGGTTGATTTTTGCTTTAAAAAATTCTTCTATATTGTAATGCTCGCGAATTTCTTTAATCAAATTATACTTTTCTTTACGTAAAGTAGATTTATTTAAACGCGATGATGCATTTAGAGTACTATTTATGAATATCTCCGCTTTACTTTCAGTAAGTGCTTTAGAGTTTACAAGAACTTGATACAATTTGTATTCTTTAGCTAATTCAGTTTTGTTAAAATATTTCTTAACTAAATCAATAGCTGCTGAGTCTTTGTTAGATATAGTATCGGATGCTATTTGTCTAACAAGTAGTTCAAATAATATGCCCGTGTTTTTAAATTTGTTGTGTTTAATTTTCATAAAAAAGTGTACACTATCTATAAATATGTAATAATTATATGTCCTTAATATTTTCTTCAGATAATAAGTCAGAATCTAAATCAGGATTATATACTATATCTTTTCTTAAATGATTCATAGATTCAAGTAAATGCTTATTCTTATGTAGTTCAGTTAATGCTAATGGAGAACCACCTTTAGGTGTACCACTATCCATATCATTACTAGGTTTATTAGCAGTATATAGAGTATTCATGCCTTTTTTACCTAATCTATCTTTACCTAATGGATCTTTCTGTGTGTTTATAATAGAAGATTTTTCTTTTGGACGACCTATTGGTGCTTTTTCATCATATCCACCAGGTATGTTTTGTTGTGCTTCCATTCCTGTTCTACCACGACCATACAGTGCTGCTAAGTCATGAGGTGTTCCGTATGATTTACCTGATTTAGCTGGGTCATTACCCTCGTTTTCGATTTGGCCTAAACGGAATGTACGTTTTTTATCTTCCATTACTAAATCACGTAATTCATCATATTGATCTTCTGATAGTTTAAATACATTATCATAAATCCAATCAGACGGGATTAAATTAGTATCTAATAAGTCTTTAGCTAATGCAACTTTTTCTTTCCATATAGCTATTTTCTCTTGATCATATATGATTGAAGGAGTAGTTAATGATAATTCAAAATTACCTAATGATTCACCATCGTATCCTTGAACATATAAATGAACTAATGCTATTTTATATAATTCGGATAATACAATACGTTGGATACGTTCTACTGTGCGAGCAAAACGAATATCTTCAGCTGCTAATGTTGCTTTACCTGTTAAATCTTTTTCAAATCCAAAAAACGCTTTAGGTACTTTAAGAGCAGCTAACATTTCATCACGTAAGAAATTTACGTCCTCAATAGCATTATACTCTAATCCTTTAATAGTATCGATTTTAGTATTTGAATTAGTACCACGTTGAGGTATATAGAAATCCTCCATAACATTCATCATGTTATATTTAAGATTATATTCACCTGTGTTTTGGTCAATATAAGGAGTTTTCTTCATTTTTTGCTTTAAACGCTCCATATAACCATCAACCTCATTTGGTGGCATATTTCCAATATCAACGTAAAATACACGTTTTTCTGGGGCGCGAGTAATACGATGTAGTAACATCGCATCTTTCATTAAAATATATTGTTTATATGTTTTACGAGCTGGCTCTATGTATGATCTACCATATGGAAGATAGTTAGCATCTGCTAATAATCTAAAGTGAGCTATTTCGTAGTTTTCAAATTTAATCTTTCCCTCTCTATCGTTTATACGGCTATTAATACCACCAGCAGCAATAACCATTGGATCTATCTTAAAGCATACATAATTAGGATTTTCAGGATCAGTTCCTTCTTCACGAACCATATCATAAACTGATAATGGAGATACATTATATACTCCAAATTTTTCAGCTATGTCTAAGTGTAAATAAAAATCACCATACTTACACATATTTCTAATCCATACCCATAAATTAAATTCAATATTTAAAATATCGTAGAATAAATTATACAATATGCGTTGAATATTTTCGTCTGAACTTCTAATTTGAATTATTTCTCCTGTTTCATTTTTTAATGTAGCTTCATCAGCTACAATATCAAGAGCAGAGGCTATGATTGATTCTGTATCCATTGCTTCATAATCAGTATATAACTGAATACGAAGTGTTTGGTAATTCATTGTAGGATTATAAGGCATATTAGCTCCATATCTATGGAGTTTAGTAAACCTATCAATCAGGGCATTTGTTTTTACGTTACCATATGCTTGAATGCGGTCAACATCTGTTGTTTTTAGTTGTTTTCCGCCTACATTTCTAATGATAACATCAGTACTAAATAGACGTCTTAATTGCCCAAATAGTCCCGTGTTATTTATATTATTTTCTGCCATTTTATATACTTAATATATTAATAAATATGTTAGCCTAATAACCAGCTAATATCTTCTACTCCACCAACACCATTATCTAGTTGGTATGGATTTTGAAATCCCGGTTGCATGTTACTATACATTCCTGGGGTTTTAGTATTGCTTATATTTAAAACAGCTGCTCTAGTTAAATCTAAACCTTGAGCGCTAAATTTTAGACCAGTGTCACGAACAAATAAACCAATACCTAATGCCATTGCCAAATCATCATTATATCCATTTTGCGCTTGTGCTTTACCATTTTGCCAAATAAACACACGTAGCTCTTCTAATAGACGTTTAGAGTGAAAAATAAACGATCTTTCTCTAATGTACGTCTCCATCTTTGAGATGACAAGTGGTCTTGTACGAGTAGAGTTAGTAAAACCAGGAACTGTGTTATCGCTTTCCATTTTGGCCATCCATTTATCTATATTCATTTCACCATATGATCTAGGTGAATAATATAGATTAGGATATCCTCGTTCTATAATTGTATTTACAACGTCCCATCCTATATTAGCGTTTTCTACTACGAGTAAAGCATTGTTGTATTCACCTGCTATAGAAACTAATACATGACCAAATTCACGGGTACTAACCTGAGATTTGTATTCGGCTACTTGCTCACAATTTTCTAAATCAATAACATGGAATGTAGAATAGTCAGTTCCATCACCACGAGCAACGTCAGCACATACTATATAGTTTTTAGAGTAATTTGGATATTGCCATATCCATAAATCACCCCCCATTAATCGTCTTTCTATAGGATCTTGAATATATGTTTGCTCGTAAAATCCTAAAATTTCTGATTCTATTACAGTATTACCTGATCCTAAAAAGTCACAATCATATTCTTGAGCAAATTCACGAGGCGACATATTAGATCGTTCTCTTTGTTCCCATTCAGGGTCTACAGGGGCAACACGATCAGGGTGTAAATTCCATGGTAATTTAATTGCTTTAAAGTCGTTGTCACCAACTTCTGCTTCAGTATACATTCTATGAAACCAGTTACCTACACCATTAGGTGAAGATAAAGCTATAATACCACCACCAGTAGCAATTGTAGGTTTAATACTCGTGTATATTTTATCAATACCCTCGATAAACGCAGCCTCATCCACTATTAGTAAAGATACTGCGTATGATCGACCAGCATCGGATGCTGCTGATGTAGCTACGATTTGAGAGTTATTAGCTAATTTAAGTGATAATTTGTTATCGGAAATAGGTTTTTGATTACCTCTTAACCAACTAGGAAGATTGTTATACATAAACTGTACTTTTTCAACCATGCCTTTAGCGGTTTCTTGTTTAGTAGCGATACATAGTACTGTTTTATCTTTATGGAATAACATAGTCCATAATGAATATCCAGCTACTAGAGTTGATATACCTAACTGGCGAGATTTATTGATGATAGTAAATCTATTATCTCGAATATCTTGTAATGTATCGGCCTGAAATGGATATAGGTGAAATAGTACTCGTCCTTTTACAGGATGGGTTATATAACAATATTTACGAAAAAAATGGATTGGATCAGTAGCACATTTAATGTATTCTTGCTTTATGATCTCCTTAATTTGTTGTTGATTACTCATATACTACACAATGTGTTGTATATAAATATATAAGATTTATTATCTCAAATAAGATATTTATTTTACTACAAGTATTACAGTTAAAATAGCAGCAACAGCAGTTACGGCCTTAGTACTTAATTTTAAAAGCTTATTTTGAGTATTTACTTTAGTATACTCTTTATTTAAAGTATTATACTTTACATCTTGTAAAGATATGATATTTTGTTGTGCTGTATCTTTTATTTGGAACGAGTGTATAGTACTGTCTTTAATGACTATCTGTTGACCTAATACAGTGTTAATACTATCAGCATATGATAAATCTTGTCTATCACCATCACAATATAATAGATCACGAGCAGCACCTACTGCTGATTCCTTAGGTAAAGAAAATGCTGTTTTATCTTCAGTTGGGTATCTGTCTACAAAAAATTTATGTAATGTATCTGAATTAGATAAATTAGGGTTATTTGCTTTTTTATTAGCTTCAGCTCTAGCTTTATTTCTTTCTTGGGCTAAATAAACTACTTGTTTTGCTAAAGCTGAGTCCTTTTTAGCTAAACCAGCAATAATTAAATTTTGTTCGTCTACAATTATTTTTTCAGAATCAATTACTTTATTCAAGCTATCTATTGTTTGTTGAAATTTAGCGTCCGACGGACCATTACAAACAGAATAAGTAGTAAGTAAAATACCTACTACTATTCCTATTAATAACCATATTAATTTATTTGTCATTTTATTATATTTGCTAACTTTTGGAACCGTTCCATTATTTCATCTTCAGATGGAGCGTTTTTTTCTTGTTCTACTTTATTTCTAACGTATTCGTTTGAATCAATTATACTTTGAACACGTTGTTCAAGAGATGCTTTTAATTTAGTTAAACGTTCTACTTCGCTTGAACCTAATGATAAATCATCTCTACTTTTACCCATTTTTTTAGCTTGTGTTAATGCACTTTTAGTTCTAGCTAAACGTTCTTTAAATTTAGAATAATCCATCCAAGCATTATAATCTTCATCTGATAATCCTCCTACTGATGGTCTGTCCATTGGTAGTTCTGGCATTTCTGGCTCTTCCTCTTCTTCAGGTTGAGGCATACCAGATGGGAAAAATTCACCTGTTCTTCCACCTATGAAAAAATCTTCCATACTGGGTGGTCCTGAGACTGTTTCAGGTTCACTAACTACTGTAGTCTCTCCCGTTTCATCATCCACTACTACTTCACCCATTTTAGCTATAACACCGGCATCTTTCAAACCATTCATTAACGCATTTGCTATTTGTGGACGAATAAAGTTAAATTGATCTTGGATATCTTTCTTTTCTACACCTGGATTCTCTTTAATGTAATTAATAACATCAGCTACTGACACACCACTAATCATTTTAGTAGCATATGGTGTGGTATCAAATTCAGGATCAACAATTTGGTATCCTTTAGCTTTACGAGCCATTTCCGTTACTTTTTTATATTTTTGTTGAAAAGCAGAAGATTTTTCTGTATTATCATCAGGATCAATTACTGACGATAAACCTTTAGTGGCATCTGTTGGATTTTTTAATGTATATAATCCTACTTCTGATATTACTTCTTTAACTACGGCACGAATTTGTTTCGGGGTCATGATGTTTGCGTTTATTTCTGTATACATAAATATTAGTTTATTTGGGAAAGTATTGAATTGATGCGTTCTTCTGTAGAACCTTTAATTTCTATTAATTTTTTAGGTGGATATTGTTGTAGTAAACCTTTTATAACAAAATCAATTTTTTGACGATATTCTGCATCCGTTATGCGCACACCGTTGTCTTCAATATCAACGCCTTCAGGTGATACATAAATTATAACGTCATAATCACCTCTAATTATTAAAAATGATTCAATTAATTTTATTTTATCTTCCCAACTAATTGACTTAGCACTCATAGTAAATGCACACACATCATATATTGTTCTGTCTGTCAATAAATCATCATGCATTAATTCTAAACTGCGTTCTGCCGCAAACACAAATTGTCCTTTAGTTGTTGAGTCGTCATTTAATAAGATTCCTTGATCACGTAAATATTTACTACGTTCTGTAGCTACATGATAATCTTTAAATTGTTCTAATTTGGCTAGCTCTTTAACTAAAGTGCTTTTGCCTACTGATACTGTTCCTGCTAATCCTATTCGTGCCATATTTTTTTATATTTTAAATTTCCAAATAAATCCTCCTGCTGTTTTTTGTTTACCTTTACAGCAAGCCTGTATATCTCCTTTTCCTATATATTTTTTAGCTTCAACAATTGAAGGCCATTCTTGAATAAAATCACCTTCTAAATTATATTGGTTAATTGGTTTACTATTAGCTAATCTTACTCCTTTTATTATATTGTCTTTTTTTAATTTTATGTTATTTTTATGACTTTCAGATTTAAATTTTCCTATAGCTGATTTTCTCATTTTTTCTTTTGTTATCTCAGATGGAAACTTTCCTATCATTGATATTCTTTTTTTATTTTTAGTTTCATTAGAAACTATTTTTCCTTTATTAGATTTACTAATTTTATTTTTAGTTTCTTCTGATCGAGGTCCTGTTCCTCTGTCGTATAATTCACAAAACAATACTTGTTTCCAATCTCCATTTACTTGATCTAAATAATATTGTTTCCAATATATTTCTCTTTCATTTAATTGTTCTAAATTGCATTCTTCAATTATTTCAAATATGTGTTGTTCCCAACCATATTTTTGATATGAATTATATAGTTTAGAACCTATATGAGATTTACTTTTATGTTTATGTTGGTATTTTCTATTTTGTATATTAATAGATTGTCCTACATAAATTTTACCTTTAGGATTTGTTATTTTATATATTCCTGTCATATGATAATAAATATATAGGAATACCTATTTCCCGTTAGAAGGAGAAGTAAGTCCCAAAGCTCTAGCTCTCTGGTAGGAAACATATTTACCATTTGCTGGGTTTAAATATTTTTTATCTGTTTTATTGTCTTTAGTATTTTCTACAGTTCCTAAATACTCTTTAGGATAAGACGTAGTTGTTTCAATAGGTCCACTAGTGGATTTATTTAAATCATATTTCCAAACACAAGTAGTACCATCATCATTAATAAACGTTCTTGTAAATTGTTTCATGTTATAAAGATAAAAAAAGGGTCTTGACGACCCTAATTTTTAAACTCTTGCTCCTGTATTTTTACCTATAGCGGTTTTAAACCATGGTAATCCATTAGTATCACGTTTACGGTCTATCCAATCCTCTTTTGAATATTGAATACCGTAGATATAATATTCTGCTAATTTCATGTTACCTTGAGGGATTAAGGCTGGGCCATCCCAGTTATGGAGCTTATTTACTCCTGTTGTGTCACTATAATGTAATATAGTACCGTCTTTCGTTCTAAAAGTTCTTGTCATATTTTTACTTTCTTTTTTCGAAAGTTAATATTTCTTTTTCACTAATCCAAGCCTGAAAGTTCGGTATCATCTTTCTTCAGATCTACCTCAATTTCTTTCATCGTGTCTGCTGCCCATTTCTTTTGAGCTGGGGTTAATTTATTATTAATGATGTTTTCTATAAATAGAAGGAAATTTTTATCGTCTAATTTATATACTTCAGCAAAGAATAATTCACGAACACGAGCATCTTCTATATTACTTTGGTTATATAAGTTTGATAAAGCATCATAAATAAATTTACCATATTGAAAATCACGAGGTTCGTTTGATACTTTATCTACTTTACCAACAATAGCTTTATTTTGTTCTTTATCAGTTCCAAATCCTTCTGTTCCTACTATTTCATATAATCCTTTTACTATCTCATGAAATAACATAGGAAAACATATAGCTCTTGCTTTAATAACAAATCTATCTTCTTCTTCATCATACACCATTTCAGATGATCCACCACTAATATTTTGTTTTTGACCAAGAGCCGCTAACATCATAGCGATAGCATTCTCATCATCATATATACCAAAAACTAGTTTCATTATTTCGTTGTATTTTTCAACTAATTCCGGACTTAAATCATCTAAATGTTCTCTAAATAATAAGAAACCAAAAGTTCCACGTACTGATGCGCCTTGAGTGATACCGTTGATTATACGGCGTTTTTTCTCCATAGCTTCGGTATCAGTTGATGGTATTTCGTCTATAGATATTTCATCTTCATCTTCATTTTGTTGAACTTGACCCATACTTACTATTTTAGCATCTATTTTTACATTAGCATAATCTAAAATAGGGTAAGCTTCTCTAGCCATAATTTCAGCTATCATTGCTAATTCAATACGGTAATCAGATTCAGCCTCAATAATTTGACTTAGTAATTCCTGAGAACGCATCATTGTTTGCATTAGATTTTTGTTACCTAACATAGCACGCAATGATTCACCTGACTTACCTTTTAAGGCAGCCATTGTTTCAGGGCTGAATATATCTTCGTATTCTACTTCTAATAAACGTTTCATTATTTTGTTTTTTTAGCTTTCATAAAACGAGCAGTAATCTTATCAATCATTTCCTCTTCCTTTAAATTTTTAGGAGCAGGTTTTACATCAGGATTACCAATTCTTCTACGTTTAGGTTCGTCTGGAGTCACTTTAGGTCTAGGTAAAACTGCTGGTTCACTTGGTGTAGTAGCTGGTTTAGGTTGATTTTCGTTTAGTTCTTTACGAATTATTTCACGAATAGCTTCGCGTAGTTGTTTAATTTTCATATTTTCTTTTAATTTAGTTCTAGGTAATTTCATTCCTGCTACCGCAAAATTTGATGGAATTAGGTTTAGGCGTTGCTCTAATGCATTATCAGGAGCAATGGCGCGTTTTTCAACCCATAACCATTTAAGATATTGTGGATCAATTATCATTATATCAGATACTAATCGGTTTTTATATTTACCAAATGGTATTTTAGATGATAATGTTAAAGTAACAGGGATCATGCCAATAAATATTCAGCAACATATATTCCATGCGCTCCTGATACTGTGATACCACGAGCTGATAAAGCATCACCAACAAAATGCACATTTGGATATTCAGTTAATGCTAAACTATTATAATCAACTAATGGTTCAGGACTTAAATATTTTACCTCGGGTATATACATGCCCCAGTCATCACCAAAGTTAAATACTTCATTCATTTGTTCAATAAAGTTAGTTATATAAAATGCATACTTACCTAATACTTTATCAAAATCTTCTAAATCATCAGTTTGATATGCTGATACAACTGCGCCTTCTGATGTTATACCTGGCGTACGAGTTTTATTTGGTGAATAATATAATCCTTTACCATCAACTTGTAACTGTCCTACTACATGACGTGACCACTCAAACGGATTTTCAATACCTTTAATTTCCATTAATATACCAAAATTAGTCATATCATTGCGATACTCTTCACCTTTTTTCGCATGACCATTGTAAGTAATATCACCATAAGTTTCTTCAACAGCCACATAGGCAGCGTTATTGTTAGTACAAAAACTACGCAAAGATACGTTATCAAATTTTTGATATAGTTTAAAATCATAAGAGACATCAATTAATTTTTGGAAATATTTTTGTGGTGCTTCAAAACGAACACCTATTTGAACTGATTTGGGTTCAGTTGGTAATTTATAATCATTTGATAGCTGTTGAGCAAAGTCAATACCTGATTTACCTACAGCAAATATGAGAGTATCATATTCGATCTCAGTGTTAATATAAGGTCTAAAATTAGCCAATCCGCTTTCTTTTCCTAATTTATCAAATCTATCTACTATTGTATTATCGACAAATAATACTATTTGTTTATCAAAATCAATAGATGTAACTTCACAATTCCAACAAAATTTAACACCTTTATCTAACAAATATTGATACCATGCTTTAGCAATCTCGTGCAAGAAATTGGATCCTATGTGCCATACAGGAAACATTCTTAAACCAAAATATGGTTTAATAAATTCAGGTTCTTCCTGAGGATCAGACATGAATATTTCTTCTGGTTTAGGATGGAAACGAGTAAAATTATCTACTACTTGTTTCATTAATTCCATTGCTTTGTCCTCACCACAATATTTTGATAATTGACCTCCAATTGCTGTGTGATAAGTAAGTTTACCATCTGACCACCCACCTGCTCCTAACATACCTGTCATTACCTCTTCAGGTAAACGATTATGTGGGTCGTTGCCTTTATCTATGATAGTGATTAATTCACCTGGGTATCCATTGTCTACTAATTTGGTAGCGGCATTTATACCTGCAACACCAGCACCTACGATTACTATTTTTTTATTCATACTTTATAAATTTAATATCTTTATTTTGACTTTCAAACTAAGGTGGCCCACCTTTTAGGGGTGGGCCACAGCTCCATAATTTTATCTCTTACGAGCGACCGGCTATGAATCGGTCTATAAATTATTTATTTTTATATCATCTTTATATTAGCTACAAATTCTTTTACGTAATTATCTATTTTATTTTTCTGTTTTTCGGCTTCTTCTTTAGTAAATAATGTTACTTTAATATCCCCCATAGGATGATTAAATAAATCATTTTTAGTTTTATATTGAGCCGGGATACTACTCCCGTCTTTGTATGTACCTATAAAATATCGTCTAACTTTATCTCCATATATTTTATCAACGTTTATATCGTTAATATTTACTTCTAAGTCTTTTAACTTATTTATAGTTTTTTCTACTTGTTGATATTTTTTAAGATCCTCTACAGGAATTAACTCAATGTAGTATTTTTTATTACTATCTATTTCTTGGATTATGTTTACTAACTTAATCATTATTGTACATTATATTCGTTATTACCAATTTTTAGTTTAGTAATAGTATTAACGTTTATCATTCTGTATCCACCTGTTTTTACATCATATACAGGAATTAATCCTTTTTCATCTGGATTGTAAGGTAATTCGCCACCTTTTAAATAAACTTTAACACCTAAACGAGCATTCATTACGCGAGTAGTACCATCTTTTTTAATAAAAGTTACAGTAAAAAACTTACCTTTAGTATCTTTAATTAATTGTTTAGCTTGTTCTTTAGTAATAGACCCAGCTGGGGTTTCAGGAGTTTCAGCTTCTGATGGTGCTTCTTCTGGTGAAGGAACATTAGCTGGTTCTTGTCCCGGTCCTGGGGTAATAGGAGGTAAATCTTCTTGTTCTTTAAGATATTGAGATATAGTTTCTCTGATTAATTGGCGTAATACTTTGCTGTTCATTTTTATTGTTTTTTACAAAGATAATAAAGGTACCTTGCCAATAAATATTATAAAGCTATATTCTCAGCTGTTTTTTCAGATACAGTGTGATATCTACCGCATTTTTTACATTGCATTTGTACACGAATTGTTCCTAATGCTGACATTCTACGTTTAGAGAATGTCCATTTATTTGAACCGCATGTAGGGCAATCTGTTTTGTCTTCACTAACGCTACTTTTTTCAGGAAAATGTGGTGCTAATTTATTGTATACTTTTTCTAACAATTCAACATCACCTTTACAATATTCTACCATTTTTTCCATGGCTTCTTTATCTTTATTTAAGACAATGTCTTTCCATAAATTAAAACCAGTGCTGATTTTAGCACCTAAACCTAAAAACTGAGCAATGTAATCTAATTTATTGCTATTAAATTTAAATTTAGATCTGGCGTATTTTAACGTATCTATTGTAGTATATGACGGAAATAAAGAGATGCCATGATATAGGCATCTAGTTCTAACCCACGGTAAATCGTATTTATCACCGTTATGTCCTACTAATTCATCAGCTTCATTAGCTATTTTAATGAATTTTTCTAGTAGACTTTTATCGTTTTGTTTAGCATCCCAAGTTAAAGAGTGTACTTCTTTTTCGTCAGCCCATTTGTAACAAATACAAATGATAGCTCTTTCTTTTATAATATTGTCGTGACCTATATTTAATCTATAACCTGCGGTCCAAAACAAACCAATGTTTGGGCTTGTTTCAATATCAAAAAAGAGTCTTTTTACTTTACTCATATGATTTTTTTTAAAATATAAAACTTATTTTTTGCCTATCCAAATTTTAGGCAGCAGGAGTTTCCTCAGGTGCTGGCGTTTCTTCAGGGGTAGGTACTTCTGAAGGTGGGGCTTCAGGTGTTGGAGGAATACTTCCTGCTTCTAAATCAGCTTTAATATCAGTATTACGTTGTGATGCTAATTCTTCTGCTGACTCTTTAGGAGCATAATTTAGTTCAAGTAAATCTGCTATTGCTTGTGATGCTCTTTCAGATTCTCCTATGTTAATTGGATTATATTTTTTTCCAGATACTTTTACAACAAAATTATTTTTTCCTAAATATATCATTGTAAAGTCTTGTCCATTAATTAACCCAATACCAAATGTAGTTGGTTTAGGAGCTATTAATGAAACATCTGCTATATATCGTCCAAAAGCAGGTGACATTAATTCTTCTAATGTTTTCTTCAAACCAGGAAAGCGATGTATTAAATACATTGCTTTTTCAGCTTGTTTTTGTTGCTGTTCTTCTTCCTTTAAAGCCATACGAACAGCTTTTTTAATATATTTTTCTAATAACAGAGTCTTATTCATCGTCTCTTAATTCATGAAAACCTTGAGCTGCTTGCTCAATATAGTTTTCAGCATTGGTAATATGATCTTGAATCCATCCTGGGATGTTACGTTCTACTGTTCCTATCTTTTGAGACAATTCCATAGCTGCTTTAGCAATAGCTTCTAAACTATTTTGAGCCATAGCAACTTCATGATCCATACCTTCTTTTTTAATATTTTTAGATATTGTCTTACGGCGATTTAAAAGATATTTATCTGTTTTATCAACTTTACCGTCATTGTTTATATCTTTATCTTCTTTACCTACTGGGTCTAAAGCTTCTTCTTTTTTACCTTTACCCATGGCTTTAGCTGTAGCTATAGGACCTGCTTTTTCAGGAGACATCCCTGAGTCAACTAAGGCATCGTAAATTTCTCCACGCTTTTTCTTTTGGCTAGGAGTCATTTTTTTCTCTAGTAAATCGATTAATTTTATCATTTTAAAAAGCGTAATTTATAGATGGTTGAATTAATAAGAGCAACAACTTCATCAATTTGATTTTGAATATATGAATCTTGGCAAAGCATTGTTCTACTTTTTTCAATATAAGAACAAAGTACAGTAAAATACATAATGATACCTTCACAGCTTTGATATTCTTGTAAAGCAACATTTGTATACCCAGTAACGATACCGTATTTACCTTGATATGATTCTACTATACCGTCAGTTATACCTACAATTTCATCATAATATTCATTTAATGCTTTATGAGCAGCAAATGAAGGTGTTTGTAGATGAAATACATGAGCCTGCGTACGAGACGCCATTAACGTAGAAACAAATTGACCCATTAATGCGTTATGTTCCATTATTTTATTTTTTAACTACTTTTTTTAGTATAGCACCAGCTACTTTTTGACCTGCTTCTTTTGAACCGTATTTTTTAGCTGCTGATTTAGCTATTTTGGCAAATCCTTTACCAGGTTTACCTACGTCTTCACCTTTTTCAAAGCGAGCTTCTTCCATTTTTTTATCATCGCCTTTTGGTAGACCTTTTTTGTAACTTCTATATGCGCTACCTATTGCTGCTCCTATTCCACCTACAGTTCCAGCAGCTGCTGCAATTTGTCCTATGAGTTCTCCTACTGAGATATTCATGGATTTGGCTAAATCTGTAAGAGGTCCCATAATTTCTGACGAGAGACCTTCGTTTATTTTTTTAGCTTCGTCTAATTCTTTTTTTTCAGATTTTTTAGGACCTTTAGAATTTTTATCCATTGTTTTTTTCTGGTCTTCTAGATCTTTTTTCTTAGTTTGTAATTCTTTAATACTAGCTTCCATATCATCCATCATATCACCTATAATTTCTGAGGAAACATAATATTTTAAACCATCCATTGATGTTAATGCTGTTTTAACAGACATAGCATCTTTAATATCTTCGTCTACTTTTTTAATTTTAGCTTCCAAAGCAGCTATATCACCAGCCTCGTCTATCATTTTGATACGGTCAGCAATTGCTTCTTTAATTAATTTCTTTAATTCGGATTGTTTCATGGTATTGTTATTTTATATAAATATTAACTATTTTTTATTTCTTCAATATGTTTTTTCAATTCGTCAACTCTATCAGGATTACGTTCGATATATTCATTGAATATATAATTGCGTATTTCTGTTAAATTACGTTGTCTTAATGCGGCTACCAAATTAGCAGGACTATCTAATTGAAATGCACCGTTTTGTGTTAATAACCAGTGGCTATTTCCTGGTTGGGCTACTATAGATGCTACTAAATTGCCTGATTCTAATTGGATACCATATATGGCACTAGGGCCTACTATTCGTACATAATCAACGTGACCCAAATTACCTAATAGATTATCGCGGCGTGATACTCCTCTATCTGTATTTAAATTTCCTCTAGTAGAATCACCGAAGAATTTAGCACGGATATTTACAGGTAATTGGTTAAATGAATTTAATAAATTACTATTTTCTAAAGTAGTTTGTAAATCATCACTTATATTACCTTCAATTGGTCTATTAGCACCACCTGCTGGTCTTCCTCTTCTACCGGTTCCTGCTGCTGGTACTCGTTCACCTGCTCCTAATTGAGCTGGTGTTGGGCGAGGAGTAGTTGTTCTAGGAGCTCTAGCTTGTAATACTCTTCCTGTTTTTTCTGATATTCTAAAACTTTCTGCAGGGTTAGCTGTGTTTACAATGTATATTTTGTTATCTACTACTTTTAATCTATATGTAGAATCTTCTGTGTATGGTAAATCAGGGATACTAGCTAATGCTAGTTTATCTTTATATCCTACTTGCCATTGGTTTTGTGAAAATATACTTCTAGTAGTATTGTTGTCCAATTTTATATTATTATCATTTAAAAATTGTTTATATGCTAAACCTACTTCAGGACTATAAGAAAATCTTATTTCTTCCATTTTATCTGTTTCATCCGAATATCTAAAAGCTTTAAACTTAAAAGAAGAAGGAATATCAAACACGTATAAGTTTCCATCATACGTAGATATACCTTCTACTCCTCTCATCAATTTACTTTTAGGAACATTAGATAATATCTTAGAAGAAATTTCACTATTAAATAAAGGTGATTTATTAAAAATAGAAGTTATTAAATTATTTTGAACTTCTTCATTTGATGCTGCTTCTTCAACAAATTTATTTTTAGCAGCTATTACATTTTCATTACTAGTATCAGCAGGAATAATACTGTTTCCTTCAACTTGGTATATTTTAAGTCTATTTCCTGAGGTATCAAAAAGTACTTCAGTATCTCCTATTTTTATTATTTTCTTTGATATATCGTTAGATGTTCTAGCTTTATCAATAATTCCGCTTATTGCGGTATTATCTAAATTGTTTGCCTGTATAGCACGTGCTAGTGAATCTAAAGGTATATCACTTATGTTTGGGTAATCAAATAAATATTTTTGTGTTCTTTTAGATAATTTAACATCCTTATATGTTTCTTCTTCAGTAATAACGTCAATGTATGTTCCTGTTCTATCGTATGATATATTTACTATAGTTCTACCATCTTCAGTTACATAAAGATTATAATTACTATCAGTAGGTACTTTACCAGTTTTAACTAAAGCTTTAGCAAAATCAAAGTTAAACTCTTTGTTCAAGATATTTTCTCCAGTAACATTTATAGGATGACCGGGAGCATTAACTTTTGCTAATAATGATTTTTGGTATTCTGGTTTAAATATTTCTATCTGTTTTAATAAATTATCAAAACCAAGAATCCACGGATTTTGAAATATCCATTCTGCTAATTTATCATATTTAGGAAGAACTTTAACAATAAATGAGTCAGTAGATAAATCCCTAAATAATTCATTGCTTGAATATCTACTTGCTATATAAGAACCTCTTACAGATATGTAAAGTTTTTTCTCTTCAAAATCTAAATCATTAGCCCATTCTCTAAAACTAATACCATTTTTAAATCTTTTTTCTACATTTATTTCTGCTTGACTTATAGGAATATGCTTAAGAATACTTTTTACATTATCTATAGAATTTAAATAAGGTACTTCATCAAGTAATTTATCAAAATCCATTTCTTTAGATTCATGAGGACTATTTTTACGATTAGTATAAACATATCGTCCATTATTTCTTGCTTGAATAGCAACGAAACTAAGAGGATCACTATCTGGGAGATTGGTATTTCTAACTAAGTAAAAGTTAGGATATCCTCTTCCGGGGTCAAATCGATAATTTCCAAATGATCCTCTAGTAATACACCATCTTTCTCCAGCACCATATCTTACACATTTTCCTTCTACATCACCGTTATATATAACAATACCATCTTCATTATACACCATATCTGGAGTAGGTACTATAGTAACTTTTTCTTTTTCAAAGCCTGGTTTAGATGAAACTATTTTTAGTAGTTGTTTTAATGAGTACTTACTTAAATCTTTTTCAGAGACGTTTGGGTCTTGCTTAAATTTAGTATCAAAAACAGTAATAGCCTTTTTAATTTCATCATCAGAAATAGTTATATTAAAGTCTTCTGCTTCTTCCTTAAATTTCTGGGTTAATGCTTGTACCACTTTTTCACTCATTGCCTCAGTTAGAAAAGGCCAATTAAGTACTACATGTTCTATTAATATGTGTATATTATTCATTGTGATTTGTTAACTTTAGAGCGCAATAAGAAATATAACCCAAGAAACAACCCCGCAGCTAGGTAAAAAAGTAAATCCGTAATCCAATAAGAACCGGTCAAGGTCATTATTAGTTTGAACAACACGTCGAATCCAAGAGGATTGAAAAACATTGCTGCCATTAGGCAGAAAGTTGCTAAGTTGCTTAAAAATTGTTTTCTCCAGGTCATTAATTTTGTTTCTACTACCAGGTTCCATATATTATTTATTTAAACGAACAGTAGCAGCTTTAGTATTTTTTACAAACTGTTTGCCTTTTTTGCTACCGGCTACTTTTTTTCGTGATGTAGCAGCACGTTCGGCTTTAGTTAAACTTTGAGCCTTTTTACGTGGTAAACAACGCGTGGTTGCTTTACCTTTTTTCATTGTCCCGCAAGGTCCCGTAATATTACCTTGTGTATCTATTCTTACCCAATCTTCTTTTTTAAACCAATCACGAAGTGATTCATGCATGTCCAAATCATCTTCTTCCATTAAACCTTTACATACTTTAACAGCACGACCAGAAAGATAAGCGGATGGTTTTTCACCAGCAGCTATACGACGATTATAATAAGCTTTGCCTTTAGGGCATAGCTTTTTTTCTGTTAATATTTCGTTTAGTATGTCTGTTAGTTTAATCATGATTTATGTATCTTTAGTTTTAACGTACCTGTACCTTTAATAACGCGATGCCAAGTATGTCTCTCAATAAATATTGGCTGATTCATGGAAGTCGGCAGCTGGTTATCAAGCTGTATTTTCCAGTCAGTTTCACCTATAATTTGCAGTGTGCGATTTTCATCATCGCGATGCCACATTAATTCGATAGGATCTATATTTTCGTTAAATTCACGAATAATGTAGGTATCTGTAGTTTCTAAATCAGTATAGGGATGCATTACTTCTTAGGATGAAACCAATTACTACAATATTTTGATGGGTCTTTGATAGATTCTTTGGTTTTTGGATTTATTAAATCCTCAGTACCCATAAGTTTTTGGTAATACTTATTTTTACATTTGTGTTTACCTTCTTCCTGATAATGGTATTCACATACGTGACAACCAAAGCCTATGGATGAATACATGTATGATGGGTATTCCTCACCTTCATGTTCTTTTAATATATCTGTTAGTTTAATCATTTGTTTAATCGTTTAGTTTTTTCTTTAGATGCTTCTTTACGTTTAGTAATATATTCTAATCCTCTTTTTAATCTTGCTTTTACTTCAGGATCTTTTGCTTTACCATAAGCTGCTCTAACACGTTGGTGAATTAAATTAATAATTTGTGATTGTCTAGCGTGTGATTTAGATTTGAATGATGTTTTAGATAATGTATCTTTTATATCTTGAACTGTTTTAAATTTAACACGAACAGTATCAGATGGATCTTCATCTGTGTATAAGCGACGACCTGATCCTTTAGGTTTTTTACCTGTGCCTACTTTAGGGTCTCTTTCTAATAATAAATCTGTTAGTTTGATCATTTGTTTATTTATTTAAATACTGTATAAATGCTCTACTACAGTACGTTTTACTATTCTTCTAACAGCATTTACCTGTTCTATTTTACTTTTAGCAGTTATATCACCATTTTTCCAATAATTAACAGCTTGTTGATATGATTCATTTATATGTTCCATTCGTTTTTGAATATTGGCTTCTGCTACATCTTCAATACGATTCATAACTACTGAATATTCAGGTGTATTATCAATTTTATATTGGTTATTGAATAAATCTTGTAATTTATTTATAAATGATTGTGATTTATAAATATTGGTTTTGGTATCAGTATTACCTGATATCTCTATAGATTTAGGATGTTTATTTTGAATAAAATCTGCTAATATTTTATATGAAGTAGCAGTTATTTGTTTCCACGCTTCTGGTGTAGTGTTTTGATTATTATCTGTAAAAGACCAAGCTATGGTCCATTTATTGTTTTGTATATCTATTCTTCTAAAGTAATATTCTGCTTCAATATCTTGTCCATTTCCTACAACGTATTTAGTATCAGATATTTTTTCTATATTAGGTAAAGGTTTATCGAACATTTCTAATATTCGACTTAACTCTTCTTTAATATATTTTTTTAAATATGTTACTTTCATTACTTATAAATATCCTACCAATAACCGCTAAAGCTGGTCTTAAAACCCAAGAGCTTGCTGTACCTGGGGAGCCTACAACTCCAATACGACGCCTTAGTTCTGTCTTTTTTATTTTTACAATCATGACGAGCAGCAAACGCTTTACGTGCTTTTGGGTTATTTAATTTAGCACGTAATCCTGTAGTATCACCAAACGATACTTTTTTAATTCCGCCTCCTGGTTTACGAACGTAAACGTAGAATTTTTTAGATCCACCACGTTTTGGTTTACCAATAGGCGGTGTTTTTTTCTTTTGTTTAGCGGCCTCAGTAATTAATTCATCAATACTGATTGGATAATCAAGTGGAACAGTTATCCCATTATATTCACCAAACTCACCTATATTAGATTCTAATAATTCAGCATCGTCTTCAACTACAGATAATAAACCTTTGTTGTATAATTCACGTGCTTCACGGAATAATTCAAAATAATTTTTAGATAATGGGCGGTAAACATTATGAATTAACATTTTACCTTCTCTGATGTGGTATTTTAATCCTTCAGATAAAACTAAATTATTAGTAGATTCTGTTAGGACTAATTTAGGACCATTACACCCACAATCATCTTCTTTAAATAATTCTTCTTGTATTATTTGGCGTAGTGTTGATATTTTCATACCAATAAATATATTACTTAATACTGTCCTTAAGTTTTTGTATGTATTCTTGAATATCTTTAATTATTTCTTGCTCATCTACACCTTTACCTTTCCATTCTTCAACATCTCCACTTTCAGTTACGAATGAACCTTCGTTAATACCTAATGATAATTCAAGTAGTATATCTTCCATTTCTTTAATATGTACTTCAACACCGCGAGATAATATGCTTTTTTGGTATTCCTCAAATTTACCTATGCGTTTTAGTTCGGTTTCATGCGCTATAACGCAATCAGAACATTTTTTATGGATACTGTACATATGTTTATCTAAACGGCCTTTATTCATGGCTCGTTTACATTCAGGGCATGTTAGCGGCATTTGTAATATACTCTTAACCAAATCTAGTTTAGTTATGGTCATCTTTATACCATTTTTAATGGTCCATGTTTTGCCATTTTCTTCCCACACATCACCCTCTTTATAGTCTGTTTGTGCTTTGGTATAACCTACTTGTGTTACAGTTTTATCTGTATAATTTTTAGAAACTAAGTTACGCAAACGTTGCACATCGCGTTCCTTAAATTCTTTTTTCAATAACGATTCATTGCTCATAACTTTATTTTATAAATTTCTTTATAGGAGTATCATATATTCCCTCATATTTTTTTCCAAAATCTCTTAACAATACACCTGCTTTAGCATTTGCTTCATTTTCGATATCACTACCAGTCTTACCACTTTCATAATTTATTTTTCCATCTTCATCTTGTTTACGATGGATTAATTCATGAGCTAATGTACGAAAAATATCAGCCATGTTTCTATCGCCTACGTAAACCCATATTTCATTAGTATTAGGAGAAAAATACCCAAACGAACGTTGTTTTTTAACATGATCAGTATCGTCTGAGAATTGTATCTTAGGGATTTGGGCTAATCCTAAGTCTTCTTTAACGTAATTAATAAATTCGTTTACTAAATTAACTTCATCTTCTTGGCTTCCATCTTCCTTTATTTTAGGATTAATAATAGCTACTAATGCCTCAGGAATAAGATTTAATGCTTTATGTAATGATAATATAAATTCACCATTAACCAAATAATACTTATCACTATCATAATTTAGTATTAATGCTTTAGGTAGTGGTTTTAAATTTTTAACAGCCTTTAAATAAGGAACAGGGTCTATTTTATGTTCTTTAGCGTATAGCAATGCTTGACCCAAGCTTTTAATATTGTACGAATTAGTATTTTCTAATTTAGACCAAACGTCATCAATTAATACTACGTCATTAGCACCGTTAAAAGCTAATTGTAAATCCTCTACAGGAAAATTAAAAACTAATGCTGCTTTATTTAAAGCACTTAAATTATCCTCAACATATTGGTGATTATCATCATCTTCAAAATTATTTGGGGGAGATTCATGTAATTGAAATGCTTTATTCCACCACTCTTTACTAAATATATTTTTATCCATAAATAATTAATATGGTATAAATATACTACTCTGCTAGTTTAACGGATACAGGCAATGACTGGCTATAAGGTACATCATCTGGGTTTTCTAATTTATATATATCGTATATTTTGGTAAACATTTCAAAATTTTTATCAATATCACCAATTACTTTTAATTGCCACCCAGCTCCTTGTATTTTTTCACCTTTTTTATCCTCGCCACGAGTAGCTGCTTTTAACCATATGATTCCCGTATCAGTTACATGCTCATCATGAGTCTCGTTCCATGCTTTAGTGTAGGCAGCTAACTGTAAATCGTAGCTAGTGTGTAGTGAATTGGATGTTTTAATATCTAATAACCATAATTTACCACGTAATCTTACAATTAAGTCGGCTGTTCCTGCGTATTCATGTTGATCTGAGAATAAATGGTATTCTGCTGCTACTAACTCAGGTTTTTCACGGTTCCAAAATTCAGTAAAACGTAAGATCATTTTCCAAACATCTAGCGCATAGTTAACGTGACCGTTTTCTTCAATCCACACTATTTCTTCACCGTTTATAAATTTTTCAACAGCATTGTGTACTTGTGTACCTTCAGCAGCGGCTTTAGATGCTATAATATCACTATTATGACCTACATCTTTTAACCAATTATGAAAAAATTGATTTTTAGGAAAGTAATTTAATATCGTTGATACTGAAGGGTAATATTTGTCATTGCGTTTATAAAAACGTTGGTCTAAAATATTAATTTGTTTATTGTCTTCACTGTATTGAATAATGCGTTTAATTTTGGGATCTTTGATCACATTGAAATTTTTATCTATCATATATTATCTAATTTTTTTACTAATAAACTTTGGAATGTTAGTGGTAATGTATTTTCTATAATATTAAGAAAATTTTCAAATCCTATTGTGTTTGCATCTTTACCATCTAACTCTACCAAGTATACTTCTTTACCAAAGGACATTAACATTTCACAATGTTTTAAAGCATCCTTAATAGCATCTTTATCTAATGCTATGTATATTTTTTGTACATCAGACGATACTAATTTTTTCATTAGTATTTCATGTATTACCTTACCAAATAATGGAATACAATTACGTTTAATTGTTAGAAAATCAAACATACCTTCTACTAATATTATAGGAGCACTCCAATTAATGTATAGTTCCATACCAATTATATTTTTAACAGGTACAGATGGGTTATCATATTTTCTACTTAAGGTATCTGAGTAGTCTCGTGCTATAAAATAATTTAGTTGACCTAATCCATCATAAGACGGTATAATAATTCTATTAGTATACTTGCCTTCTGCACAAAATCCAATATTGTATTTTAAAATATCCATCTCCGTCAATCCTCTATTTTTAATGTATTTAATCGCATGTTTTGCGGCTAATTTTATGGATTTATCGGTTGTATTAACATTATAAAGAGGAATAAATTCAGCAGGTAATTTTGTATTAGTTTCTGTAGTTTGTTTAGTTTTACCTGGTCTAATTATTAGGTTTAGTTCTTTAGTTTTATCTTCAGGCGCGTCTAATTTCTTTAATAATGATTTTATTGTTTTACCTTTAGAACTATTTTTTGGTGGGCACGTCCAACAATGCCATGGATTTTCATTTTTTTCATTGGTGTCAAGTTGAACCTCTAGTTTACGTTTGTGGTGATTACAAAAGGGACAATGAAATGCTACATTGCCCTTACTAGTAGGATGACCTTTACCTAGTACGGATTCAAGTAATATAAGTAAAGCTTGATTTTCCATTTTGATGGAATATACAAACTTTATTTAGCCAATCAAATCTTTTGTGTAAAACTTTCCAAGAATATTATCATTAATCCATTTGGTTGAATCTTCTAATACTCCATACTGGAATAGGTATTTGCACTCGTAATATGTTAATTCTTTCTTGGTTTTGCAAAGTTTTAATATTACTCGTATGAATTTATCTTTAGGATATTTCTTTAGATCCTCTTTTATTTCTTGTGACGAACCATAATATGTTTTCCAGTCACTTGGTTTTACTACTAATTTAGTTTGTTTAGTTCTACCACGTGTAACTGGTAAGTTGGCTAATTCTTTTTTACCTAATTTAACATTATTTTTATGAAAGAAATTTTTCTTACCAATATAACTACGACCTGTTTCTAAGTTAGTAGTCATGTAAATATAACCCTCATATTGGGTTGGGTCAAATGATTCGTCGTTAATTAAATCTTCAACTGTCAAAACTAATTGTATTTGAAACATATTATATATCTAATATTTTTATATTGTCTTGTTTATCATATCCAAAATTTTCTCTGTTTGCATCAATTCCATACATTTCTCTTTTAACTTTAGATAATTTAGATAAATACGTAATTAATTTATTATAAAATTTTTTATTATTATTATCTTTTAAAATATCTTTAATAACTTTTATAGCATCTTTATTATTATTTTCTAAATGTCTAAATAAATAAGCTACTATATCTATATTACTAAAACTAGGAGTCTCAAACACTATTTCTTGTTTAAGACTATCAACGTCTTTTCTAAATTTATCTACATCTAGTTTTTGTTGAATCATATATCCTTTTTCGTAGTTTACTTTTTCAATTTTAGCAAACAGATCAGGATATTTTTTACCTAATTGTTCTTCTTCTTGAACATCATATATACTTTCATTACTTAATCTATCAAATACTTTTATAACTAAATCAGGACGGGTTGATAGGTTGTATACGTCTTTATACGTACCGCTACCCATTCTTGGTTTTTGTTTTGTATTTAATTCATTAAACATCATATTTAACAATAAAAGCCATGTCTGTATTTGGTGATATAAGAATAGGTTTGGCTAATTTAGCTACCGCTAATAAATCATCATCATCGTTATATAAACCAATAGATGTTACATAAGGAGAAAAATCAGATCCCGTAGCAAAATCTTTTAAAGTTCCATCATTATAATAAAATACTGAACTAGATATGCTAGCGCTTGTTATTGTTCCAGCTTGCATTGATGGATTATAACTAGCATTAAATTCACTTTCCTTAACTATACACCTTACTTCAGTTTCATAAATAGTGTAATCATTTTGAAATTCAACTCCAATAGGAAATACAGGAGAACTTAAGAAATTAATATAATCGTTGTTAGTTATAACACACATTCCTTGACCATAAAATATATTACCTATATGAATAGGAACAAAATCACTTCCGTCTTCGGTTAGATATGATGATGTAAGATAGCTAGATGATATATAACCTGTAGATAAAGCATAATATGGGTTTACATATAAACTATCTACATATAATGTAGGAATATAAGTAACATCGTATAAATTACCTTGTCCATCATCAATCATTACTATTAAAGATGAAGATACTCTAAAACTATATGGCAAAATACTGTTACCGTATAAATCACTACTAATACCTAATAGACCTATTCTATCTCCAGAACTTGAAGGAAAATTTTTAATTATATTTAATTCTCCATATTTGTAATAAGATGAAGTAGGTCTTTGAGAAGAGGCTGATTCGTAATATACTGATACCGCTAATGATTGTGTGTTTAGTGAACTAGTATAAGATTGGTAATAAAGTTGGTTAGCTATTGTATAAACTAAAGATTGGTATTCTCCATTAGTTGTAGTTGAACCACTAGTTGAAAATGATGTATTAGTACCTATATAGTAGGTAATATATCCATCATTGGGAGTAGCATTATAAGAGAATGACCATAGCTTATTAGCTGTGTAGGGGGTTACTGTAGTATCCGATTTGAAAAGCTGTTTGAACGCGCTCATGCATTTTTATTAGTAATCTAATTTAATTCTAATTAATGCCTCTTTAGTAAAATCTTTAACTAATGGTCTTGATAATTTAGCTACAGCTAATAATTCATTATTATCATTGTACATACCAACAGTTGTAATATACGTTTGTGGATTATTAACTAAGCTAGTATATAATAAATTACCATTTGAATCTATAATAGAAGGATTAGTAGTATAATTAAATTCACTATTTTTTACACGAGTAAAGAAATAACGAGAAGATACTGTTTCTGCTGATTTAGCAGTCATTGGATTTCCTGCTACTCCTGAAGCTGAAATAGCATTAAATATTTTTCCTTGATTGTTATTACTAGCAAATGATTTAGTAACAGGTGCAACAAAAGATGCTACTGAGTTAGACCCACTTGCTTTTAAAACTACAATGTTAAGATCAGGAAACATAAATCCATAATATGTTGAAGCAGCACTTGAAGTAAAAGCTGATCCATTACTACCACTGATTATATTGTAATATCTGTTTTCGCCAATAAAATTAGCTGTACTAGATTCGTTACTGTCATCTGTTAAAAATATTTGAGCACTACCTGATCTAAGCCTTATATTTAAGGCTCCAGGAAGTAATGATTCTTTATATCTAGCTCTTGAATAATTAATAACATATATATCTTCTGCTGTTGTAGTTCCATCAAAACTAAAATTTACAGTTTCAGTACCGTAAACTAAATTTCTATACTGTCCGTAAACAATACGACTTGGAGATGAGCCTGTTACAGATGAATTAATTAAAGCTGAGCCTGAACCGTATAAATTACCATATTGTACAGTAAATTGAACAGATGATGAAGGATTAGAAGTAACTAAATCGTATACATTCAAATAATATTCTGTGTTACTACTTGCTGTAAAGAATGTAGATAATGTATTAGCATCATTACTAAATAAACCTCTTACTACGGTTTCTGAACTTACTACTGAATCGTCTTGTGCGTATCTTATAAATGACATATTTTATTATTTTTAGATTTTATTTACAACTAAAGGAATAGTAATTCTAGCACCACTATCTCTACCTACTACTGTAATAGTTGTAGTTAATGATGTCAATGTTGTGCCATATAATGTATTGATTGTTGTACCTGTAATGGTAAACGATGTTCCTACTTGGGTTACAGATAATGTAGCTCCAGTTGTTGTATTTAAAGTAGTTCCAGGAGTTGTTGTGGTTATACCAGTACCTTGGAAAGATGATAATAATCTTCCGTCTGCTACAGTAACTGTGTATCCACTACTTTCAAATGTACTAGTGGCTCCTAGATAATTTAATGTTTGAGGAGTAATAGTTAATGAAGCTCCTTGTTTAATGGTAATACTATTGTACCCAATATTAATAACAGGTAATTTAGCTGTTCCACGTGGAAGTGTTACTAATTTATATCTCATCATTTGAGTATCATTAGGTATAGCTTCTAATACAGGGGTAGCCTCAATAGCTTGTCCATAATATGCTGAGCCTGATGGATGATCAGGATTATATAATGTATAATCAATCTCGTCATCTGCTAAAGCAAATTGAGTTATTTGAAATGAACCATCATTACGCGCTAATAATTGGCGTCCTTTTGTGGTTAAAATTGCGTCTACTGTTATTGTTGTAGGATTTAATATAGCCATTTGTGTATATTTTTACTGTTATAAATATTATAATATTCCGTTTTCTTTTAAAGTTTCAACAACGCCATTTAAATTAGTGGCTAATTCAGGAGACATATATTGTGGTGTCATATACCCTGGGGCATTACCTACTAATTTGGGGGCGTTTATTACTAGTTTAGATGGGTCTATTTGATATTCTCTAATTAAATATCCATTATTAATAGTAGTTGCTGTTAAATTAGTTGAAATTGATTTATCTAAATAAAGATAAAGATAAAAAAATGCTGGGGTAAATATTACAGGAGGAGTCATATCAAAAGATATTATATTGTATACATAATCTTCATTTTGTAAAAATCTAATTTCTTGACCTACTTTAGGTATAGTTGGTATAGGAGTGTCGTATCCACCAACTCCAGCAAAACTTTGAGATGTTATATCTTGAGCCCATGGATAATTTAAATCACTATAAATTGTTCCAGCATTTTTTGAATAATAAAATATAGACGCTAAATCACTAGAAGCTGTTAATACATTTCTACTATTAGCTCCAAAAGACCAAGATGCCTCTAATCGAGTAAGTTGTCTTTTATTAATAATACTACCAGTACTATTACTTTCATAAAATGCTAAAGAAGCGGTCACCCACTGAGGATATCCAAGAGTAGTATTACTTCCTGATTCATTAGTTAATATGACTTTAGGCCATAATAAAGCAGGTCTATATACTGTTGTTGATTGATCTAAATCTGTTTGAGATGACCCAGCTGGGAGTGTAGTGATTTGTAAGTTAACAACACTATCTTTTACAAAATTATTAATTAAATTATAATAGTATGCTGAGCCTGTACTAAAATTTACAGTTGTTTGATTACCATCTTTATCAACTAAACTATTAATCCATAATGTTGATTTATTTACTAACTCAGGATAAGCACCTCTAATTTCTTTAAATGTTAAGAAAAATGCTTGAAATTTATCTATAGCTGATGTTAGACCAAAAGAACCTGAGTCACCGTTTGTAAATTCATTATATCGAGACGATATTATTTTGCTACCATCGTGTCTAGAATTTTTATATGATGTTAAAGATAAATACGAATCTTGTAGTTCAGCTGAAGAAGATATAGAGCTTGTTTTTTGTTCTAAAACAATATCTGGTAATCCTGGATTTTCTATTATTTTTCTAACACTAGATGTTACACTGCTAGATACATTATTAAATAATACATTATAATCAGATAAAGCAAATTTTTCAAGACTTATACTTTCAGTAACATCATGTTGTGAATTCCAAACATCAATATCTGTTAAGTATGGATTTTCATTACTTGGTATAAAGTAAGTATCGTATAAATTAACTTTACTACCGCTTATTTCTCCATCATAATATGCTGCTTTATCATCTGGTAGATTATCATATAAAAATCCATATTCTGATCCTATGCTTCCACTATTGATTTCACCCTCATGTATACTTTCAGTTGTGCTCGTAGTAGGGTTAGCATATGCAAACTTATTCCTTTCTAAAACAGGTGAATTAATTGTAATACCAGTAGATAAACTTGTACGAGCAGGTACAAAACTTTCTAGTGTTTTAAACAATGAATTATCAAAGAACTGAATTAAACGGATAAATCCGTTGTAATCTAAATAAGATGAAGTAAAACCAGAATATGAACCTGTTCCCTGTTCAAAATATATTTTGCGTTGAATATCTAAATCAGGATAAGTGTTGTAATATTGTTGTCTAGGATCTCCTATATATTCATCCATATCCCATGAAGGATTACTAGAAGATATAGATTGAGATATATATAAATCTATCTGTGTTTGGGGTGAAAACGATATATCTACAAACTGCAAATCATTATCTAAGTAATCTACAGACGATGTTGGAATTTGTTGGATAGTAGTTAAAGGAGATAAAACGCTTCCTGTACTTATAGTATCAGATAATCTAACTTTGTTTGTACTATACCCTTTTAAATATTCAGTTTTTGACTCACCTCCATATTCTTTAACATTTAAAATACTACTAGTTACACCAAACATAGTTATTATGTTTTGTAAACCAGCTGTTGTTCCTTTAGTTTTAACTAATAGAGGTAAATTATGATATATTCGTTTATATAATTCGTATGTTAAGTCTTTTCTAGGTATATTATTTAAGTAGCTACTTGTAGCCGAGAAATCAGTTAATGAACCACTATATATAAAACTACCGGTATTATTACCTACTATATATTGTTCTAAACTTTCTCCTTCATTACTGTTAAATAAATCTATCCCTAATGATTTTAAAACTTGGTAAACTAAATCATTAGATATGCCTTTATTTGGATTATTATTAGCTAAATTAATGTCAGTTACTGATTTTAGTAGAATCCAAATATTATCAAAATAATGGCCTATCATATTTAGGAAAAGTAAATACTGGTTATTATCCGGATCATCTCTTAAGTATGTAGGTATCCCATTGATTAAGTTATTTGCATTTAATTCATCATATATAGAAGCAGATGATATAGCATTATTAAACCATACTGATGCTGATGTTGACCCTGTTGGAAATAACGTGTATGGTAGTGTTGAAGTGGATTTAGGCCAAGCGTATGATGTAGATTCAAAATAAAGATATGTTTCGTATCCATCAAAATTAGAAATAATATTATTAATACTAGCTGAGTATTTGTTAATCTCTAATTTAAGATAAGGATTAAAAGAGGCACTAGATGAATAATTTAAAATAAGATTACTGTAGTCTTCTATATCTTTTACTTTATTGTAAAATCCATCCAAACGTTGTTCTACAGAACCAAAAAAGCTAAAATTATCATAATCAGTATAATCAACATTAATAGCAATACTATTTGATGTTAAAGCATTTGATAATTTATTATAAGTATTAGATTGTGTGAGTTGTAATGATGAAAATAAGTTATTATATCCTGAGTATTGAGTAGATATTGTATTTATTTCTTTAGAAATAGGGATACTAAAATTAGCTCCTCTTAACATTAATGGTGGTGGAGGAGAGATTAAAGTATCTAAATTAATACTAAAAGCATATGGGCTTACTTTTTCTTCAACTACCCATAAATCTGCTTTTTCAATAATATTATCTGGTAGAGGGTCATAAAGTTTAAATAGGATCTCATACCCAGCATCTATTTTATCTAAAGCTATGTTTACCGTTATAACTTGAGTATTTAAACCAAAGTTAACAAGATAATTAATAAAATAAGGAGATGAATTTATTTCATCTATTAAACTATTAGCAATAGTTTCTATTTCTTCATTTGATTTAGAAGTAGAAGCTATACTAATTTCTGTTCTATCAGCTGATATTCTTTTTAAGAAAAATGTATCATCAGGTGAACCTACTTTATTTTTAAAGAAATTATATTGTGTTCTAAATTCACCTGATCTATACCCAGAATCTTGTAAATCTTTTACAGGATCGATTTCAATAGAGGTAAATGAAGAACCGGTATCCGGTGTATTAGAGTTTAATGTTCCTAAATCACTATTTGTTATTTGATTTTCTGAGTTAGGAGCAGGAGTAAATGCTGGGGTTAAACCTGAATCTGTTGGAAGTTTAAATTTACTGTAAGCGTAATCTAATCCTAATAATGAAGCCCCACTAACATCGTATATAAAATATTCTATATAATCTGTATCAGGATCAAAATAGTTTTGAATTTCTTGTACTCCAATTAATCTAATATCATCTATTGAGTATCTACTGACAATATCAGTATCTGTTATATTTCCTATTATCTGAATATTATTGGCCATTTCTACCCGATGTTAATGTCTGTATTGTTTGTTGTGCTGTTAAAACTTCTTGTCTTAAAGTAGTTATTTCTGCTAGTAACGCCTGAACGTCATCTGTGTTTAAATTAATTCCTAAATATTCCGCTTCTTTTTCTAAGATAAATCTATGAGAATCTGCATCTCCTTCTTTAGGAATTTGAAAAAATAATTGTTCATATAACGTAAAAAAATCCTCTAATGTAAAACTAAGAGTATCTTCTCCTTGTGTAGTATCAATTAATTGAGAAAATTGAGTATCTACTACTTTAGGAAAATTATCTTTGTCAAATATCTGTTTTTGTATAGGTATTTTAGACATTATCTTATAACTTTAAAATAATAATCTTGGTTTAAAACTAAAACTTCTTTATTAGACAATACTGTTTTAACTAGTAATTGATAATAACGTTCTGGTTGTAATCCATTCATATAAACATCAAAATAATTGCCTTGTGAATCAGCACTTATTTTTGTATAATTAGTGTCGAAATCTACAATAATTTCTTCAGTATCCAAATCTTTTATTGACCAATATGAAGAAGAAGGTAATATTTTATTATTCAAATATACGGAAGCAGTTTGGAAAGTCCTAGTAGGAAATTTATCTCTTACATTTACTCTAAAACGTTGTACTGAGTCTTGCTGATATTCGCTCTGATTATTTGTTATAGTAGCTACTATTAAATCAGATGTGATTTGCGTTAATGAACTACTATAAACTGAGTCATTCCAACGAATTTCTAAACAAGGTGGGTATATAGTATGAGTCTCTGCTGAAAAGTATTTAGTTTCAAATTTAGAAGCAGTGGTAAATTCTATAGAATTTGAATGTTTTACTATAAATCCTTCATTAGAAATAGAAGAGCTTGACCATGCATTTACAGTATTGGTTACCTTTAATTCAATATCTTTTGAACTATTGTGACTGAAGGATTGGCTAGTTTCATATGACCCAGTAAACCATAATCCACCACCTGAATTAGAACCTGTGTATGAACCTGTTGTTCCTGCTGGGAATCCTATGCCAAACCATGTACTTCCACTTATTTCATCTCTATATTTCCAACTAACACCATCAGTAGTTATGGGTGAATCAGCTAATTTACCAGTACCCACATTCCAACTTCCGGATATAGGATAACCATATATTGTATAATCTAATGGAATTTCACTAGCATATGCTAGATATAGTTTTAGGTAGGCATCATACGTGCTTCCTGAAATTTTATTGCTTATTACGTCTGTAATTTCGCTTTGTGGAAATTTTAATAACAAACGTGATACCTCATTGGTACTTGTTATTGTGTAAAATGTACTTAATTCTAATATTTCATCTAATCCTGAATTAAGACTATTATAATATGAATACAACGTGGCGCTTTTTTCAGGAAATATTTTATAAACTGCCATAAATATAGTTTTTATACATATAAATATGGCAGTTATAAATTTTTATTTATATATCGTAATTATCTATAAAATCAGGATATTCTTCCTCTATTACTTCCATAATTTGGTCACTTAGTTAGCTTTTAAAGAAGCAATTACTTTACGATTTTCTTGTATACGTTTTATATTTTTTAAAACGTTTTTTCTGTTGCGTTTTTTAGGTTGACTTTTCATTACTTAATATCAGCACTTTCAATTAAAGTATAAGTAAATGATGGGCCATGGATTTTAGCTGCTTCACGAGCAATAACCATGAATGCTTCAAAATCAGCTGCTTTTTTAAACACTTGACATCCTTCAGACCAGTTTTCTACATAAGTAGAATCAACACCTGCTTTATGAATATTAATACCAAAAATACCTTCTTGTATTTTAGTTTCATCATAAGTCATGTCTTTGTTTGCATCACGATAAACTTTAACTGGTTTAGCTTGTTTTAAAGCCTCATATTTACCTTGGTGTAAACCTAAAGTGTGTGAACCACGATATTGTCCTTCAACTAAACGAGCAACACCTGCTGCGTTGTGAAATTCTTTTACACCTTTAGTACCTGGATCAGTTGTGCACTGCCATTGTTTAAATACCCAGTTACCACCTACTTTGTAAGATACAGTCATTGTATCATCAAATACGTTTGTAACTTTGTTACCTGTTGCTGAGTTACGAACACCAACAATATTTAGATCGTAATCTTTAGTTCCTTCGAACCATACATAACCTTTTGCTTTTACAGCTGCTTCGATTTGTTCTTTTGTGTATGCCATAATTATAAGATTTATTTTCCTATAAATATGGTATATACATGTTTTATTCAAAAATTACTTTCATCTCGTAATTCTTAATTTCTTGACGACCAAAATCACTATTGAAAACAACTCTCATAAAAATAGTAGCAGTATCCCCAATCATTTCATCATCTAAAAATATATTAATTCCCGGTTGATACGTGTACTTACTGTAAACTGCTAATATTGTACGAGCATATGGTTTTTCCCATCCTGTGAATTTTTTAGGTATTTGATATCCAACAATATTAGTGGGAGACATAAAATCAGATAAACCAGCCATTGTGTAAGTACGTGTCCCAACAGGAATTGGATCTTTAAAACGCTTATCCGTGTATAGTCCTAAAAATGAATATACTGGGTATCTATATCTAACTGTGTCAAACAATACAAAATAATCCGAATCAAAACCTACTTCAATTAATGGAACTTCATTGATTACGTATTTTGGAATTAATTCTGATAGTTCTCCTCTTATTGTAAAGTAATTTAATCCAATATATTTTATATGGTGATATCCATTTAAATCAATTGAATCTTCTCCAGGACCTGAAATGTAAAAGAAGCCTTCACAGTTTCCATTTAAACAAGGGTAAGGCCCTTTTTCTTCTTCATCTTCTGGTTTAACACAAGAAAATAAACTAATGCTTAGTAAAGCAAATAAAATAATTTTTTTCATAACCTTTTTTTGTAAACATAAGAAGAGGACTTTGCCCTCCTCATATTTAAAGTATTACTACTCTTCCTTGTATGTCTGTATTAGGGTATCTAATCTCAAAAATAGAAGGATCTAATGAAGGATAAATAACTCCATTACTTGTAGCTCCAGGAATATCATATCCATATAAAGAATAAGTAGCTCCTGTTGAATCTTGTTTATTTATTATTTCAACCTTTACTACTGACTGTACACCTCTTACTCTTAATAATTTAGATGTTATTTCAGATAATATAATAGGTTGATTAATTTGCCATTTATCTATATTAAAATGATCTTGTAATGTTGATATACAGTTACTAATTACTTCGTTATTATTAGAACCAGCGGCGGTAGTGATATCAAAATTAACACCTATATTAATATAAAATGCATCTTTAATATTAATAGCATCAGTTGTCATTCTGTACTCATTAATATAAGTAACTAAATTATTTTTTAAATTACTGGTTGCGTTGATTAATTGCTTGCTAGAATTATATGCTAGAACGTGCATATCTAATGCTAGTGAATTAGGTGTATTACCACTATTATCTGATGATAATGGTTGAGTGGCATATACTTTAGCTATACTTCCGTATTCTGAAGGTAAAGATAAGGCTCTTACTATGTAGTCTGTTTTAGTTACAGCTCTCATTTGAGATGAATAAGCATATAAAGCATTATTTCTAATTTCTTCAACTTGATCTCCATCTCTACCACCAGTAGCAGGAGCAGGATTATTACTAACCACGCTTTGTAACACTTGGGTAGGTAAACCTATACCTGGTGGAGTTCCATTCTTAAAATATACTCCAGCGGTATCTATACGTGTTAAATCATTTGATGGTACGTTTGATGTTATACCACCACCAACTAAATATCTAACTTGTAGTGTAGTATTAGATGGAGCTAAACCATATTCTCTAGTAAAAAATACAGATGCTTTATTATAGTTATTAGACAAATCCGAAATTCCAGGAACTAATCCTAATTGAATATTATCTGGTGTAGGAATAATATTAGTATCAGAAGTATTAGATATTCCAGCTCCAAACTCTAGTTGTACTGTATTATCAGATAATAATCTAGATACAAATCGTCTTGGGGTTCTTTGTAGTTGTAATAAATAAGGAACTTGAGAAGCATCTGATCCGGTATTGGCTATCTTTTGGTATACTGTTCCTTGAGCTAGATAAGGTACTTCATACCATTGGTTACTATCACTTCCTGTTACGTCTAAAATTTGTAATATATTAGTATCAGTTAAAGTAACAGTTTGAAATTTTTGTGGTGTGGTAAAAGTAGAAGTAGAAGTTTTTATTTCAGCTGATATAGCTTTAACTGTTTTTTTAATTAAAAAGAAATTACTATCTACAAAACTTACCTCAGCTCCTGTTAAATCAGTAAAGTCTACCGCTTCAGTTGTTATAAAATTTATTCCGGTAGAGGTTGAAGTTATATTTGTATTAGCTGGGATTATTAAACCATATACTGTATTATTAGGTACAGTTTCTCCTGTTACTACATTTATAGTAGAAGGCATTATTTGATATACATCTAAGTCAACAGAAGAAGCATATGATGCTTTAGGTCTATATCCCATAACATAAGACATGGCATATAAATTTTCTTTTTCCTTAGCATATAATAAAAAGTTTTCTTGAATTTGTGTATCTAAATAAAATGACATTACATCACCTACATAAGAGGCTAGTTCAATGAACATATTTCCTGGAGACGCATCCGAAAAATCGTTGTATGTATTTGGAAAATATGTTTTAGCGTAATTTATTAAATTCGCTTTAAAATCACCAAAACTCTTATTTATGTATGATATATTATTTGCCATTTTTATTGAAATTCTATAGTAACTTGATCTGGGGTTCCTGAAATATTTAAGGTATAATTAACTGTTACGTTTATGGTATTTGTATCTTCGCTAAAAACCACATCAACATTGCTTATACTTGCTTGTGGGATATAAGTTGTAAATGAAGCAGCTACTCTATCTTGAATTATACTTTTAAGATTATCTGTCATCCCCTCAAATAATAGATCTTTTATATCAGCCCCAAAATTAGGGTTCATTATTCTTTCACCTCTATTTGTTAATAAAAGATTAATAACGTTAGATTTTATTTGATCTTTAGTACTATATGTTTTATTAAATACCCCGGGTCCATTAAAAGGTAGAGATACCCCAATAGCAATATTTTTTTGCAAATCTAAGGGATCTATACGTGTTACTTGAGGTATGGGCATGTTATCCTAAATTACTTAAACCGGCTTTATCCTGAGCAGTCATACTTAATGCAGCATCCATTATAAAATTAGTAAATGGATTTTCATTGGTTTTATCAACAACTAACGGTACACCGTTATTAGATACAGTAGGTTGTTCAAAACCAAACATGGCTCCCATTTTACTTCTCAATTGTGCTCTTACATCACCTGCGGCTGAAACATCATTGCTAGTAAAATTAAATGTTTTATTTTCTTGCAATGGTTTTGCTGGTTTATTTTCATTTAAAATAGCATGTAATTCCTCGCGAACTGCTTCGGCTACTGCCTCTTTGATTAAATTTTTAAATGTTTTTACATTCATACGTATAAATATTTTAAGCTTGTAAATTTCGTTGGTCTATAATTATTTTTAATTGATCTATTAATATTTGTGGTTCTAATGTATACGAATAATCACTTTTAACTACTTCTACATTATCTTTATCAAACGCAGCTGCATAGTGGCGTTTAATGCTGTCTTTAACAAAAGTACGAGGATCTTGATCTTCTTTAATTCTTAATCTAAATCCTTTATAAATTTCATCTTTTGGTTGTTTAATATCATTTAATAATGCATTGAGATTATCAAGTGAATTTGTGTTTATAGTTTCTATATCTAATTTATTATCAACAGTTTTTAATTGAGCTTTTAAATCATTTAATTCATCAATTATAGGAATTAAAAGAGCAGTCAGTGTTGCTAATACAATTTGGGCTAACGATAATTTCTTTTGAAGTTCTTCAATTAGCGGTAAAGGAGGAACTGGGAGTAGGAATAATAAAGGAATTAATATTTGAGTTACTGTGATTATAATTTGAATAATTTGTAAACTTTCTTGAATTCTTGTAAATGTTCTTTCATTATTATCTAAAACATTATAAGCTGAGTTACGACTTACCCGAGCATTATCTAATTGTTCTGGGGTTTGAGCGTTATCTATTATATCGTTAGTATTGTCTACTAAAGTTTGAAGACTACTATTTTGAACTGCTAATTTAGAAATTAAAATAGTTCCACTCAATATTAAAAGAGGGGCAAATGATTTAGTTGTACTGCTTATTAAAGCAGAAATAGCTTTTGTTTTATTTGCTTTATTTCTAATATCTTTTCGTTTTTGTTTGTCCTTTTGTTTTTTCTGTTTATCTTTTCTACGTTTTTTAGGATCTTTAGTTATGCTTTGAATCTGATTTTCAGTATTTTGCTGTTGGTTATTTAATGATTCTTTTTCAGCAGCGTATCTAGCATTTTCACTTGCTACTGCTTCTTTATATTCTTCCTCGGTTAATGTAGGTTTAGTTGGAGGTTTAGGTTGATACTGATTTTCTAATTTATTTAGATTAGATTTATGTGTTACTTCTAATTCTAATTTTTTCTTTATTATATCTTCTAATTTTTGTTGAAGAATTTGAACCTGTCCTAAAGCAGCAGATATTATTTTTTTCTTTGCTGCTTCTTTAACTTGATCACCAAAAGCACTAGGTAAGCCAGTACTGGTTAAAGTTTTAGTTATTCCTGGTGATATTAAAGATGATACGTTCATTATGATATGAATACTTGGTTAGAAGCTATATATTTGTCAGTATTTTCAGGTTTAAACATATCTTTTACCTTTTCCAAATCAGTATTAAGACGGTCAGCAGCTGCTTTTAAAGTAGGAATAGGTGCTCCTGTACTATCAACTGATGGAGAAGCAGTAGTAGTAAATGTTTGTAATGCTTTTACTAAATCAGATAATAAATCTATTACTTTAAAACCTAATAAAACGGGTTCAAGAGGTAAAGAACCATCTGTGTTTTTACCTAAATATATATCATTTGAAGTAAGTTGAATAGAATTTCCTACTAAATTAATTCCATTTCCTTTTAAGATAGTATTTGTTTTAGAAAATAACATCACTTCATCCTTTTTAGAATTAATTAATATTCTATCACCATTTAGTACAACTTGTGAACTATTATAAGAATCAGGTGATGTTGGTTCTCCAATTAATGGAGATTTTAAACCGGTAGAATCTATTTCTATAGGTAAAGCCTGAGTTGACGTTAAATAAATGGAAGAAGCATCTTTATTTATTCGTTCTGAGTATAAAGGTTGTGGGGTACTATTAAAACTTAATCCGTTGGAAAGTATTAAAATAGGACTTCCATTGTCTCCTATTTTACTCCATTCGTTATAATTTGGGTTATCAGGATTACTATATAATCCAACGGTACTACCGAAACGAATAGATTGGCCTGTTCGACCAGATAATATATAATCGCCTTCATATGTTATTAAATTTTTTATATTTCCATTTTCATTATATGTTTTTCCTAAAGGAGAATTACTATCAGAAGATTGAGCATTTTGTTCACTGTTTCCCCAAAGATTAACAGTACATAGCCAATATGATATATCTCCTTTAGTATCTTTTTTTGTTTGAGACCCTATAGATGCTCCTGGTAGTATAAGAATTATTTCACTTAATAAAGGATAGTCTTGAATATTACTGTAGAAAGGGTAAGCAATATCACATGTATTTAAAAAATCATCTGTCAAACTTCCATTTTCAGTTCGGCTAGCATAATAGTCTTTATAAAATACGGCTCCTACCCTTTTATTTGCTTTTTCATACATCTTGGCAGTAGGCAGATTAATACCAGTAACTACCCCAAAAACCTTTCCATATGAAGAAATAGAAGCTTCATTTTGCTCTGTAGTTTTTTTCTTTACAGGGTTGCTTATTTGGTTACTACCTTTTAAACCGTATTTTAAAGCCATTTTATTCTAAACGTTTTTGTAAATCTTTCTGAGCAGCCTCTAACAGTTTTGTACCTTCTTCCTTAATAGCATTTTGTTCGTCTAACAATAATTGAATTTCGCTCATATCTATCAACGATTCACTAGTTGAAGACGAATTATTAGTAGCTCGCTGTGCTATCCCAGCCATTTTTATTAATTGATCATTATTTTTTACGTTAACATCAATTAGATCTTTTATAGTAGGCATTAACATTACAGCAGAACCAGCATTAGATGATGCAAGAGGCTTGATAGCCCCTATTAATTCATTGATCTGACTATCAACAGATTTATTATTTTTATGTATCTGCTTAAATATGTCTGACAATGAAGTATTACCAAAAAGCGTTATATCATCAAAATTGGTCATAATCGTTGTTTATTATAAATATGAGTTATTTAGAACTTTATATATCCTGTAGAATAATATTCATTATATAATTTAACTCTTAGGGTATTTAATTTTTTAGTTACCTTAGTTATTTGAGGAGTAGAGGCATCTGTTATTTCACGAATGTATATATATAAAGCTTTTTTATTAAATATTTCCAACGATTCTCTTTTTCGGAACAATTCCATAACGGCGTCTGCTGTTTTAGCATCCTGTGGTTTGGGGAATAATTTATAAAGATACTTATCAACGTATTTTACGTATAAATCTATAAATAAGTTTAAATTGATATCATCTTCAGATTCCCTTATAGTCCTATCTAAAAACGATTTATCTTCCTCAATTTCATCCATTTCTCCATGTTTCTGGAGTTTTTTATAATTATTGTTATTGTATATAATTAGGTATCGTTTAGCGATAGTTCCAAAATATGAATACGCTTTACCTTTTCCCTGAGCATATAGATGAAGTTTCTCTAGTAGAAATGTAACCACCTCGTGTTTTAATTCCTCAATAGTGTTTATATCTGTATAGTAGAATTTGAAGGTATGTATAATGTTTTCTGCTAATTTATAGAAAGCATACCTAATCTTATCATTGTAGATTCTATTCCTTTCGATTTCATCTGTAGTTTGTAAAAACTCCAGAATGGCGTCCTCAGTTTCTTGGGTAAAATATACACTAGGACCTGTCTTGTTTTGATTATTTTCCATTAATTACGATGGTAATAAGGAAAGATGTGGTAGCCAAGTTATTTTTTAGAAACGTTTTCTAAAAGTTCTTTTAGATCACTTATATCCTTAAATACTTCTTCTAGCTCGGCATCGCCTTCAACGTACATACGTTCATCTATTTTAGATAAACTAGATATTAGCTGAGATGAAATAAAATCTATATTCTCAATATATTGTTGTTGTTGAATAACAACTTTTTCTAAAGTAGTATTTTTTCTAATTAAAAAATAAACACCTACTCCCAACAATTCAGCTAGGTGTACTCCTAATACCCATAAAAATATTTCCATAATTATCCGTTATATGTTTGGTTAAAAGCAAAATCAAAATCGTCATGCTCAGTACTAACCAATTCTTTAACTTTTTCTAAGTGTTCTTTTAATTGTTCTACGGTTTCAATAAGTTCCTCTTGGGACATACCGCGATTAACTTGAACTTGTAATTTATGTCCAATGTTTTGGGCTTGTGTTAAGCCGTCTATAACTTGATTTTTAAATCTCATAATTGTATATGTTTATATATAAATATACGTCGTTCCCCGTCCCCACTGTCTGTCTCTCCCTTTCCTACCTTTTTAACCAAACCCGTAGGCAAAAAATACTAAAAATCTTTTAGGTATCCAAACTTCCTTCATAGAAAGTAAGAAAAAGTTTAAAATCTTCTTCTAACTCGCTCATTGTTATATTTTCGTAGGCATCTTCATTATCATAATCGTAAATGCCACTAACATATTCCTTAATCTGTAGATCACGATCAACGAACATGTTTTTTAAATTTGATTCAACTTCAGGTAAAGTCATATTTTAATTAGCTACGGTAAGTGTATCTCCATCAACATCAGTAATATAATACCCATCAAGCCCTGTGTTAAATAAGGTACATTCCATTTCATAAATAACACCTCTACTATCTATAGCCCGACAAATACCTCCGGTATCTTCATTTAGGCCTACTTCTTCTCCCACATCTTCTAAACTAAACGATATTGTTTCCTCTTCTCCATTCACAGTTAATATTTTACATTTAACAGAGTCACCTCTATCTAATTCCCCTACCCCTAATAATTCAGGATCAATTTCCCACTCATATTCTTCAGGATTAAAATCCTCCATCATTTTTTTAGATATAATTTTATTATAGTCATTCATATTCAATGTTCGTCCTTCAGAGGCCATACTAATTATATTTTCGGCTACATCATGAAGATCCATATCTGTTTTAGCATCTTCACGAGCATACTCAAGTAAACGAATAAATAAAGGTACATCTAATTTAATAACGTCTTTTGGATTTTCCACCTCTTTTAGCGCACTGCCTTTCCCATTCGCCTTTTTATCCGTATATACGCTTTTAGGCGATTTAACTTGGTTTATTTTAGAGGAACGCCTCAACACTTGATTAACCATGTCGATAGCTTGAGGATCAATAAATTCAATTGAGAAAGTACCATTCAATTTATCATCTTCAATAGCATAGCTATCAATAGCTATTCCTAATTTTTCAAGGCGATTGATGAATGCTGCTTTATCTTCGGATTTAATAGTGAATTTTTTAATTTCACTTAATCCCTGTTTTTTCTGGGATAAATAATTTTTAACCCCATCTTTGTACATGTTGTACATTTTAATAACCTCAACTGGATTATTTTTAATTTGTTGGAGCTTTTCAAGTGGACCAGCCAAACTAGGGGTATTTGACATGTATTGGAATAATTCCTCGTAATAATTCTTCATATTAATAAATATTTGGAGACTTAAAGAAAAAATTTTATCTTTACATCATAATAAATAAAATAGTCAGGTGGCGAAAGGATCGGGATATCCCGGTCGTGGTAGACGCAGGTCGTAGGTAGCACCGTTTGCAAACAGCCTTAACGTGGTAAACATTACAGGTTCGAATCCTGTCCTGACTACAATATAAGTATATACTTTTGTCGACACAAAAAGATCGTTTAAAAGAGTTCTTTGACATCTTGCAAAATTTCCCAAAAGGGGTTAGTCCGAAAATGCGAACGCAAAAATTGGAGATATACGTATATACTGTCGATGGCGAAGAGGTGTTTGCGAGTTGTGAATACGTCACATTAAATTTTGTACCAACATCATCCCGCGCATGGACCGCGGCTAGCATGGGGACAGATCGCTATTAGATCGCCGGCGGGCCGCTATCGCCTGCACTTCCCTAGATCTCTTTTGCCCGGCGGGTGATTTTTTATCGAGCGCGCTAGCTCGCGTAAATATTGCTTTATACTAGCACACCTGCGATCATATGCGATAGAGACAAAAGAGCGCATGCTTTTATGTTCGCATGCGCTCAATCGTTTAAACCGTATGTTCTTATTATCCGAATATAATGTCTTGATAGAATACGGTCTGCAGCATTACATCAGCTGTTTCCGCATCATCATTTTCAGTAATCATATTCGTCAGATGTTCTATTGGTGTCTGAGCTACTCTCTCATGAACGTCCGATAGATCAATTGTACTATTCATTTCACCATCACCTTCTTCATCTATTATAGTTAATGATTTACCTAAACGAAGTACCTCTAATAAAACATCCTCGTAACAGATTCCTTGATCGGGATTCTTTGATTTGAGGCTCTGCTTAGCGGCTTGATAATCTTGCTCATCTGTTTCTAAGATGAGACCGTAGCCTGAAATGTAAGACAATCCGTTACATAATGCATTGTGGAACATTTCTTCTGATTCTTGTGGTGTTAAAATTATTTTCATTTGTTTGTTAATTATTATGAGATAAAGATAGTGGACGAGCTTTGCCCGTCCACTTTTCCTTAAAACAACTAAACAATAATCAAACAAACAATCAATTATTAAACATTATGAAATTGAATTTCGGTGTGATAAATGCTACTATAGCTAAGTTTTCCGGATCCGCTATTATTTTTATCATTGCATTAGCCCTTTCATTCTTAGGATCTGATGTCTTAATTTCTCGATCTCCTCTTTCTGCTCGCCCATAATCATAAAACACATAAATGTAATTGCCATCATCAATACTAAGAAACCAATGATAAAATCTTGATCGCTTTGTGCTTTAACAAACATTAAATACAGTGAGATAAAGCCTAATACTACACTGATAATTCCGTTTAAAATTTTCATATCGTTTTGTTTTTAATTGTGATGTAAAGGTAAGTGGCGAGCTTTGACTCGCCAAACAATTAGTACATTTGATTTTTACAAAAGCGAGTAGTTCGGAATTTTGATTTACTCGTTGAACAAGAAGACATTACCGCAATACCTAGTATAAGTAAAACCCATACTACAAATAAAGCTTTAGCTTTGAATTGATGATTTTTTGTTACTTCGAAATCACCGTTCTCTAATTTTGTTACGTTAAAATCTGACATAATATTTTTGTTTTAATTGTGATATAAATGTAATAAAAAAGGCTCTGACGAGCCTTAAATAATTAACCTTGAATCATTATTCCGTTTTCAAATATAACCCAAGCATAATTTGAATAATGATCATTGGGTTCCATTAACTCTAACTCAGTTAGAACATCATTTAATTCTTCTCTAGTACATGTAGTAGTTAAATTAGAATAAATGTCACTTGGATTTGGGAAAATTAGATAAGTGTTTTTCATATCGTTATTAATTGTGATATAAAAATAAATGGGTAGTCTTGACTACCCAAATATTAATTAATAATCTAAATTAAATGTAATGACTTTAGGTCCTATATACTTACCTTCATCATCGAAGATATCATCATCGTCTTCATCAAAATTATCACAACATAAGTCATCGTCTAAATCAATGTCTTCTTCTTGTAATTCTAATTTGACTGTGTAATCAGTAGGATCAGTGTTTTTTAAACATATTACTGTTTCTGGATCTTGTTGAGATAGTATCTCAATTAATTCTTTTACTTTCATTGTTTTATTTATTTAATTGTGATGTAAATATAAACAACGAATTTTGACTAAACAACAATTATTTCAATCGATATTGAAGTGTATCATTTACATTGTACTTAGCTGTGCTATAAACAGTGTATGTTAAGGTATCATTCGCTGATTTAGCCTCATACTGGAAACTACCATTGCTGTACCCACAGCATGATATTATGATTATTTTTGCTATTAATATTTTCATGATATAAAGATATTATCCTTTACCTTCTTCATAGATATCATAACTAGGATCATTATCATTTTCTTCTAGTTCTTGATCTAGAGACAAAAAATCACCTTTGAGTGCTTTATCTAAAGCTTCTTCTTCATTGTTTGCTTCAACAACATAAGTGTAAATAGACGTTATAGGTCTAATTTCATTTACAATAAATCTTTTTGACATAGTATTTTTATTTAATTGTGATGTAAAAATAACAAAAAAATCTTGACAAACAACAAAAAAAGCGCCTCATTTCTGAGACGCTCTGTCTAATAAAAAACAACTATAACAATCAAGAAACAACTTCTGCTTTAACTACCTTAGGCCTACCCGGTTTGATCTGAATACCGGCTGCTAGCTTCTCAGCGCGCGCCTGCATTCTTTGTTGACGGGCTGATCCCTCTACAGCTGGCCTACCTCTGCGCAACAAACCTTCTTCACGCAAACGAGTTTTTTCAGCAATACGAATCTGTCTAGGTGAATTTGGATCCACCGGTCTACCTTTTTTCTTGGTAACACCCTCGTTTGTGATGTTGATGACAACATTCTCAGTTTGGGGTTCCACCTCTTGTTTGCCTGCGATTGCAGCTTCGATTTCGGCTTTTTTCATTCCGGTAATGTCAATACCTAATGATTTTGCTTCTGCTTTCATTGCGTTGAATAACGCTAATCCGTTTTGATTTTTCATAACCTTTATTTTTTTATTAATTGTGATTTAAATGTACAAAATTAGTTTTGACCATCAAGTTCTTTTCGCTCAGCAACTAGATACTCGATTTGATCAACAGGCATAGTCATGATCAATTGTCTTAACATTTGATCTTCCATCCCTACTTCTCTGATGATGTTTTCCATTGTTTCACCATCTACTTCTTTTAATGCGTTGATAATTTCTTGTGTGTTCATAATCGTTTTTATTTATGATATAAAGATAATACAAATAACTGTGCCTGACACAAAAAAAGCGCTCATAGAGCGCTTTAATTTAAATTACTTCGTGCCATCCGTGAACGTTCCAATCTTTTTCTGTTTGACGATTTTCACTGAATTGAGTTAGATCATCTACTAGATAAAGACAACTGTCGCCACTCACGTAGATGTAGGCTTTGTCTTTAGGTACGGAAAAATCACTATCGATGTGCAAAACGCAATACATATCTTTTTTGATTTTGTATTCTTCTCCGAATATCTCTTTACCTATCTTCTTGAGCAATGATTTGAATTCTTGATTGTCTTTTAAAAATTGTTCCCATTGTTTGCCTATACAATCATAACGATTATGCTCGTAATTTAATGCAGGCAAATTCTCAATTTTGATTAATTCAGTAAATGATAATTTACTTTTTCCGTGACCTAAAAAGGCCTTAGCAGCAGTGCTGCTGTTGATTGCTGTTGTCATAATTCAAAGAACTTATTAATTGTGATGTAAATATAATAAAATTACTTTGATCTACCAATATTTCTGAAGCTGCTTCGTTGTTTAAAAAATTTACTGTCGGACAAAGGAGCCCTCTTTGGAGCTGGAGCCCCAGGCCCTCCAGACCATCCTTCCCTCAGCTTCCCTCTTCTACACGCCGGACAAGGATCCCCAGGATCGTACGATAAAAATTGCTTAGAGCATTTATTACACTTAGTTCTCACCATAATACATAATAAAAATGGCGCTCAGATAAGCGCCAAAACCGTACTAATAATCATCAAATAGATCATCATCCTCATCTACATCGTCCCATACACCTTCTTCGGCGTCCGTCTCTAATTCATCGATCTCTTCTAATTCAGCAATCATGCTATTTACTTGCTGACCCATGTATTCTAAGTCAATGTTGGTGATTACGGTATTAGATTCCATCGCTTCATCTAATATGTTATTGATTTCCTCTTCTGCTTTACGCAGGTGTCTTAATATTTTTTCCTTATTCATGGTACAAAATTTTAGATAAATATAATAAAAAGGAATAAAAAAACAAAGAAAAAACCGCCTGCAGGCAAAAAGTCTACAGGCGATTTAGGTAAAAAACCGTTACTAAGCAGCAACGGTTTCGGTTTGTTTTTTCGGACGTCCGGGACCTACTTTCTCACCGTTAGCAATACGCGCTGCGCGATCAGCTAATTTTTGCTGGCGTTTGCTTGTAGTTGATGCTGGACGACCTCTTTTAATTTGATCACCATTAGCGATTCGCTCTGCGCGAGCAGCTAATACTTGTTGACGCTTTGAACCTTCAACTGTTGGACGACCTTTACGTTTTGATTCTGTTGCAGTAGCAACTGTTGTGTTTTCTGTACTCATAACCTTTATTATTTATTTTTTAAATTTAACGATGTAAATATACGACTTGAGTTTTGCCTTCCAACATTTTTTGTTGCAAAAAATTCGTAGTAAAAAGAAATTGGCTACAAGATACAAACAAAAGCTTTGCCAAGCACAAAGATAGCCTGCACAAAAGTGCTAGGTTTTCTAAAAATTTGTTCGTACATTGGTAATCATTTTCTGGATTACTACAGTTGCTAAATTGTTTGTTGGTGATTATTGTCTGAACCTACCACAGTTTACATATTTGTTTGTTCGTACTGACTATAACCGTTGGCGGTGCTACAAAGGGCTGTGCTACTAGGTTGAGTAACTCACGGGCTACTTAGACGAATTCATCGTTTGAACAACAATAAATATACGAGAACAAAAAAAGACAACCATTACAGTTGTCTTTCCTTAACTAAATTTGCGCGTTTGCTTTGCGTTATCTGTGCGGCTTATATTCCTTCGCCATCCTATCCGCTCCTAATCCTTCATACTTAAGTAATGCGTTAGCAATATACATTTGAAAACGTTGAATTGTTTTACATTCATTAATTGCTTTTAAAATTGACTGTTTGTCTTTGTCGTTGATGTTTTTTGACTGAACAAATTCGATTGTGTTTTGCTTTGCAAAATTCAGATCGGCTGTGTTGAATACTACTTCTGAAATCTGTTCAAAAATAGACTTGATTTGTACTTTTGACATGTTGTTTGTTGTTTATGATGTAAATGTAGGCAAAAAATCTTGCCAAAACAACAAAAAAGAACAAAAAGAACGTAAAAAATTGGTACAAAATGCGTGAAAAGTATATCTGGATATATGGTCGAGTTGTAAGATGGGTGTTGGTGTGTACAATTTTCTCGATCTGCACCAATTCATCACCACCAATCACCACAACTCATTCCACCCATCACCCTAATCTTATTTTTCGAGCGCCCGAAACTCTCTTTTCAATTTCCCTACACTCTAGTTTTTGTCATCCGTTACTACCTTTTCGTATCACCTAACCTCCATTACCTTCAGCGCCACTTTGCGCATCTTTAGTGCATCTAACACATTTGTTATTTTAGTAGTCAGGACAGGATTCGAACCTGCTTTAGGGCTTACGACCTATGATATTCTATTTACGACAACACCATGTCGCCACCTGACTATTTTATTATTCTGGATTTATATTATTCTCCATTTAAATTCATTTGTTTGTCCTATCTCATCTCCCACATCATTACTCCAAAGTATCAACATAGTATTTTCCTTATCATTTAACAATGATTTGAACCATTCCAATTCTTCCACATCATTGTGGCTATACCACAACTCATCATCTATTTCTATTTCACACTCTATTTTTAGTTTTGCCATAGGTTTCGTTGTAATATTGTTCAAATTCTTCTTTATGAAACTTTAATGAATTTTCTCCATTAACATAGTTCTTTTTAATATATTCAAACATCTCTTCCTTCTCCATTGCTTTGGCTTGTTGGAATTCTTCTTTAAAAGCTACATAAAAAGACATGGCAATAAAACTATCACTATCTTTTGTGGCTATTTTTTCCATTAACCATTCTACTGCTGTCTGTTTTTTATTTTCCATTGTTACCTCCTTATTGTTTTGTTTCATCTTCACCCTCATCTAACCCAAACTCATCATACACATGTTCCATAACATTATATGCTTGTTCACCCGATAGAAAATGACTTATAATCAGATCTAGTATTTGTGAATCCTGATAACCAAATTCTCTTAGGTTATCTAACATTGCAATAGCATTGTTTCTGTTTCGTAGTGTTGCCATTGTTATTTATTCATTAGGGACAGTAAAAATACCTATGTCAACTACTTGTACTTGTTTACCAACAAGATCATCAATAAAATATTTACAACCCCGTTCATCATAAAACATCATATCATCATTCCAATCCATTGGATTGTTCAAAACGGAAAATATATTATGGCCCTTTGCTGAGCTTTCTGTTCTACCCCAGTTATCAATAACCTCCGAGTAGTAAACAATTTTGATTGGTGTCATCGTTACTTAATTTTACCTTCTAAATGTGAAATAGCTACTTCAATTGCACCCTGTAAATAACCTACTATTTGAGCGTGTGGTATTTTATTATCCCACTGTTGTTCAGATGAAGCTAAACCTGTTTTTAACGCTTCAATTACTGCTTCAATTTCTTGTTTTGACATAACCTTAATTTATTAATTGTGATGTAAATGTATAAAGGAGGGCTTTGCCCTCCTAATCAACTTGAGTTTTAACCCAATCATGCAATGCTATTATTTCTTCGTAGAATTGATAAACATCCATATCACCATCTTTAATAGCATCACGAAAATTTTCAATATCGTTTATTAACGTATTTAGTAAATATTCTTGTTCTGACATATTATTTATTTATTATTACTTAGTAAATATAACATCCTACTTCTCAGAAGCCAAACATGTTTTAACTTTTGATAAAACAAATTCATAAATATCTTGTTCATCAAAACCTTCTTCAATCCAATTTTTACTTAGGATTTTAATAGTTTGTTCTAAAATTTCTACATGTTTAGTAGGACTCATACCTTCCATGTAATCTAATTTTTCTAAAAACATATTATTTATTAATTGTGACATTGTAAATATAACATTCTACTCCTCAGAAGCCAAATATTCATTTAACCCTACTAAATAACCTACTAACTCAGCTTCAACTACTTCATTAAAGATATTACTATTAACCAAACCATCAATTGTATCTTTAATATAAAGTAAGGCATTATAATTTTGTTTTTCAAAATCCTCACCATTCCAAGTATCAATAAATTGTTCTGCTACAGCCCAACCATGTTTACTTTCAATAATTCCTGAGGTAATCGTTTCTATTCTCATATTATTTATTTATTAGAGTTAAACATATTGGAATAAACCTTATTACACACCTCACAATTGGCCTCAGTCAATCCCTCAATACGAGCCCAATTAGTTGCTAATGCAGGGGTACCACATAAGTTACCTTTACCTGATTCATAGATGTGAGCGTTGTTACTCCATACTGTGCCTTTGTTTCCGTAAATACTAAACTGTGATTTTAATTCTGCTACTTTCATGTTTTAATTTATTAATTGTGATGTAAATGTACGAATAGTAGTCTTGCCAAACAAATAAACATTTTTTATGTTATACAGATAATAAAATTAATGTTAATGGTAAAAATGTTAAGATAATGCTTACAATAGCACTAAATAAATCTTCATGTTTCTTGATAAATTGTTTCATTTCAGTTTTGTTTTTAAAGTTAGTAGTCAGGACAGGATTCGAACCTGTATGCGTAACTTTCTTGGCCCCTCCCCAATGGCACGCTGTCCACTCGTTAATATAAGCGTCTAACCAATTCCGCCACCTGACTATGTTTTTTACATAAAGATTGCCATTAATAAACAAGCAATCAATATAATGGTTATTCCAACTGTTCCTCCAAATGATTTAGTTTCCAATTGGTTTATTATGAACTTTTTCATATTATTTAATTTTTATTATGATGTAAATATATAAACAATAATCTTGCCAATCAAACTATCTTACAGTGTATTGGATCGTATCACCAACATTGTACTTTGTAGTGCTATAAACACTGTACGTAGTACTGTCTTTTGGTGATTTAGCCTCGTAGTGATAAGTACCATTACTGTACTCACCACAACATACAATTACAAATAATTTTATGATAAGTGTTTTCATAGCGCCTCAATTTGAGTTAATAATTCATCAACTTCATTATCCTGCAAATAACCTAACACATCACTTGTTATTGGTGTAGTGTAACATATGTCCCATTCTTCCTCATTACCTTTAATTACGGCTAGCTCCCACAATCCCCTATTTCCACCATATGAGAATTCATGTTGAACAATTGATGCTCCATATCCGTTTGGATAGAAAACTAAATACTGAATACCGGTGTCGTATACAACACGACTTGGCAATGATTTAAATGACATATTGTTTTAATTTATTGATGTAAAGATAATATTTTAGCTTTGCCAATCCACCATTTAAATTTCTGCAATAACATCATTCTCATCAATGTCAGTTGGAGTTGGTGTACGATTAGCCCATTCTGATATAGCTTGTTGGAGATGAGCTCTTGCTTCTTGTACTGGGTTTGGGCGAGGTTCTGCTATCTCGTTCTCTAATAATGTATATTTGCTCATAATTAGACGTTCTTCTGCTTCAACTAATTCCTCACTACGTAAATCAGCGTTTGTAACCTTATTAGCTATTTGTTCTTTGATAATGTCTAATACAAAACTAGGTAAATCTGATTCCATTGAATCTATACGATCGTCTTTAGCATTCCAAAAACTAGTTTCCTTATCATAATCAGAGTTAATATTATGGAAAAATGCTACTTTATCACCTGTTTTTGTGTTTATACAATAAATCAATATACCACGACGTATGTACCTAAAAAAGTGTTCACTTTCATTTTTCATTGCAGTACACCATTTAGTACCATAACCATATTTGACTGATGATTCGTGTGACAGCGGTTTGATAACCAGCCAATCTCTATCATCATTTAAAACGATAATTTGTTTTTCTAATTCCTTATCATTTAATCTTAACTCAGCCAAACCAATAGCTTTACTTAAATCAGAAAGAGTTGAGTAAGTTGATATATCGTTATTGGCAATAAGTTGTCTTTCATTTAACTCATGGAATTTGTAAACATTAGACAAATCGCTGTGTTCAAAAAGACGTAAAAACTCATGAAACAATACTTTGGTAAAACGATCTTGATTTTTTATTGTTTGAGGACATCCTACCTCTATGAATTCATCAAGATATGAATCTATATCTCTAAGTCCTAAAAATCTTTGTTTGATACTTGCTACAAACAAATCAACATATTTTGATTTACCTGATGGGTCTATCATTTGGATAACATCCATCAATGTTAAATTCAAAAAATCATGTTGTTTTTTTAATGTTTTAACTTTGCTCATATTCTGATGTTTAGAATATCTTTTTTAATGTAACTAAGTTTAAGTTGATTTGTTTTAACAAAACTAGATTGAATATCGATTAACTCACAGACAATAAACTTATCTTCAACTTCAACCGACTTAAGAGCATAACTGAGTTGACATTTAAGTAAATTATCAGGAGTATATCTTATCTTGAATTTAATCACTTTCTTTTTCTAGGTTTGTAATTGAATTCGGCTTCGTCTTCAACAATAATTTGTTTTTTGGGTTTACCATACTTATTGTTCTTTTTCATTTGCTCTAACCAAGCACTTAAGCATTCCCATTTTAATCTTTGACTCATATATTAGTTATTAATAGGTGTATATTGACGAATTTTAATACCAGCATACTTTGACTCTAACATAGCCTTAGCATACGACCATTGAGAGGCCTCAACTACTTCTGTAAGTGACCTACCGTTAGCGGCAGGTGTAGTGAATGTAACTTTCCATTTATACATAATCTTCTTTATTTATTGATTTAAAGATAATAAAATCGTTTTGCCTTCCCTAATCTAAGGCATAATAAAATCGTTGTTGATTGTATTTGGCAACCTGATTTGACTCAGCCAATACACGATACGCTTGATTTGTATTATCATACACTCGCTCGAGTGATGATTCAGCCAGTAGTTGTTGACCTAATATTTGAGCAAACATATCATTTGATTCATTTACTTGTTCTTGAGTTGAAGGTATCCCACAATAAACAGACTCACCTACTTCAGATACAAACATACCTGAATATATTCCATTCAAACCATACCAATCAACAAATTTATCTGCATTACACCAAATAAACACGCTATTGTCTTTCTTTCTAAGAACCCCTACTACATTGTGGTCTATGATAAATCCATTTGTATTTTTAAATTTTCCAACTGAAAATAATCCAAATGGTGCTCCATGCCCCATCATCATAACTTGATCATGTTGGTCAATCATATCTATAACCTGCTCTTTGGTTACCCCACCTGTAACTACAGTTGTATTAGGTAACTGTTGATATATAGGGCGTAGAAAATCTGTAGACCTATCATCAGGATGTATTACTAAAATCTTTTTCATATTATAAAGTATAAAGATAAGAAAGGGGTTTTGACAACCCCAATCTTACACAATTAAAAACTAAAACACATGTGCCACAAACAAAGCACAGTTTCTTTATTCGAAATACAACATTTCAACGCACGCTTGGTGATCAAACATACCCATATCTTCAAACATTGAATATGCACCATCTGGGTCTGATACAGATACAACTTCAATTACTTCGTGAACTACGTTTGCGCCAAATTCCTCTATAGCGTCTTGTATTTTATTATCTGTTGTCATATTATTCTCTCCACCATTTATAGTGATCGGGTGATGTATTTAATATACGTTTAGAGGGTTTTGGTTTGCGACCTCGTTTTGGACGACGTTCCTCCAAATCCTCTGGTTCTATTTTAGGCCATTTTGAAGCTGGGTTTTCGTAAAATGCTTTTTTACGTTCTTCATATGGAATATCATTCATTTCATTTTCCATGATTTAAATATACAAACTTTATTTTGCCTTCCAAAATATATTTTAAATTAATGCTGTTAACCATTTTGCAAACAAATAACCACTATATGCTCCTAAAGCAGCGGCCATAGGTAATACTATAAACTTGCCTAATTTAGTTTCATACTTATTCCTATTCAATATAAATGAAATTAAAGTATAGTACAGTATGAAATTAATAAACACAGCTATGTCTATTTGTTTAGCCATAAACACTACAATACTATTACCTAAAAATCCCCAA